GATTAACAGGTAAGAATACATAAATCTGTTTCAACGGACTATTTGTATTTGTAGGAATTATATATCGTTTATATATACGATTCTTACTACGAGTAATCCTTTCAGTTACATATTCTGCATTAGCATATTCGGAATTAACTAATCGAGCTTCAGTTTCAATATAGAAATTCTGAGTATTACCGTTTTCATCAATATAAGAACCAGTACCAACATTTTCTCCGTTAGCATTTTGAACATAACCAATAGTAGCTTTATTCTTATTTGCTTCCCAACGATAACGTTTTTGTATATCACTTAATAATACTGGATTCATATCTGATTTCATACGAGATATTAAACTCATAACAGGTGTAATATCTACATTTCCATCAAATACAGCTTTTTCAGCATTTCTTAAGTTCTCTGCGTAATTACCAATATTAACAGAAGGGTCAGGATAATGAACTTCACGACATAAAGCATCATATTCTGCATTAGGTCGATTAGTACTTATAAGTTCAATCGGAATATATTTTGAAACATTATAAGCATAATTAAAACCTTCTGTAACATAAGTATAAACTAATAACTGACGTATCGTATGAGCAATGTAAGGAATTTTACTATCCCACATACGAAGAATACTATCAGTCATATTAGACCAAGAATTGACATCATTATCATCACGTTGGATTCTAATAACATCATAAGGTACAGAACGATTATTCTTACGAACTGTTAAATACTTAAATATGTTATCGCCTCTAAATTCAGGTGATTTCTCAATATAATCTCTTAATGTACTATCTTTTTGAATAAATTGAATTTGTTGAGCAAGTGAAAGTTTAGTGTATTGAGTAAAACTTTCAGGTGTATAACCATCTTTAACAGTATTCAAAAGAGTCTTAAAGATAAGTTTTTGTTCTTTAAGTTGTTCCTCTGTATGAATACCTAATGTAGTAAGAACTTCCGGAGTATTATCAGGTGTTAAAATAGGAAGAACTTTAACAAGTCCATTATCTAATCCACCGTTAATACTTACGAGATAGTTCATAATACTATCAGTAACATATTTATAAGTAGATTCATCAATCGAATTTTTACGTTGAAGTATCTGACCTAAAATCGTATTAGCAATGTGATGATTTCGAGTAATGAAAACATCACCGAAACCATTAGCCATTAACCAATGTGCATACTGATAACGAGCTTGAATTACTCCGTAAGCACTTTGATTTTCAGTATCATTAAATTTGTTGCCATCAAGATAACCTTCAAATGAACCAACAAATATACTTTCAATAATGTCTTTACCATTATCAAGAATTACCTTATTAGGAGTTTCATATCCAACAGCTAAATCCTCAATAAGTTCACGACGTGTCATAATATCATTTCGTTTCGGAAGTTCCGCACGAAATCTTTTCATATCAGAATAAGTAATCGCAGCAAGAGGATTACCTTTAACATCTTTTGGTTTATAATGCCGTCTAAAAGCATCAGAACTTTCACGAGTAAAAGCAGCTTTAATCGCATCTATTGCTTTAGGATTACCAGCATTTTCTTCGATATATTCATCAATAAATCGAAGTGTTTGATTATACTTATTATTTACAAGTTCTTTTAAAGCTTTTACTGGATAATAATATTCAGCAAGTTTACGTTCTTTTTGGTCAGCCTTAAAGAAACTATCAACCCTACTTTCACTTTTAAGCATAAAGTTAAGGTCAATCAAATTAGTAGCAATTTCATTATATTCAACAAAATTACCAAGAACGCTAATCTGACGTAATAACCAATCTGCTGTACGATTATTACGATTTTTGATATTATCTAATAATTCCTCAGTAGTTTGATAACCATATTTACCACTGATTTCATTAATACTTATATTCGGTAATTTATCTTTTAATTCATTAAGCTGTCCGACAGTAAGAGTTTTAGTTTTACTTTTACCGCTTGCGACAGTCATTATTACATCATGAGATTCAACCGGAGTAATTTCTTTATTAACAATTAAATCAGCATAAATCTTAGCAAGTTCTACACTATAATCAGAACGAATTGCTTCGACAGCATCAAGAATTGTAAAATTGCCACGACTTAATGATTGAACTTCCATTCGATTAACTGCTTCAACAATAGCAGGTTGATGAATAAAAGCATCCTCATTAGTAAACCTATTAGCTTTACCATTATAAAGTTCAATAGTAACACCAGATGATATAGCACGAGCTACACTTAAAGTATGGACATTAAGATTAAATCCAAGTCCAGCTTTAAGAACATCAAGAATACCAGAAGTAAACTGATTCATTTGAAGTTCAACTCGTTCACCACTAATATCCAAATGTTCATTAAGTGCATCATTATTAATCCAAACATCATTAACCCAAAGAGCATTTTCTTTTGGCAATAATTGGATATTTTCAGCACCGTATCGTTTAGCTAAAAACTCTTTATATTTACTTGTTAATCGAGGTACACCTTTATCACTTACAGTGTACATTTCACTTCTATCAGCAAAACCTTTAGGTATCGGTAAAGAATTAAGACTAATTTTACGACGAATACCTTTAAGTAATCTACCATGTAAAGTAGAAATTGTTGCAATTAAAGTATCGAAATTAACAGAATGACCTTTGAGAACTGTTGAACCCATACTCATATTATTAAGAGTAATCTTATCCATGAGATTATTAGGATTCAAAGTTTTAAGAGTATAATTCCAAAGAGCATTATCACGGTTAGATACAGCTTGAATTTCAGCCATACCATTAGGTTTATTTACTTCTTCAGCATGATTTGGATTAGAAAGAATAGCTGTAATAATATCAATTAAATGATTATCACGAGCTTCTCTACTATTCAATTCATAAATACTCTCGTTTTGAATAAAGTCTTTTGTAAAATTATTAAATGCTTTATCAATATTACTCTGAATAGCACTTAAATGAGGAACAATAGTTTTATCAGTATCCTCAACAAGATATTGGAATTTTGATTTAATAATATCAAAATTACTAATTGTATCAGGAGAAATATTAATAGTAGCTAACTGACTATTAACATTCTTAACAAACTTAATTAAATCATTGATTGCTTTATGAGCACGAATTAATAAATCAGAAGTATAAGCACGTTGAGTTTGAGTGTAATTACCAAAATCTTCAGTAACACCATCTCGCTTATTAGCAAGATATTCTCGAACTAAACTATTTACATCACCGTAATTCTTTGCAAATCCATACTGTAAATTATGCAGAATAGATTTAAGAATCTTAGTATATTCCGGATTACTTTTAACATCTTGCAAATCCTCTTTAATTAATTCAATGATATTATTAAGAGAAGATTGATTTGCATTAGTAGGTACTAAATTAGGATTATAATACCGGCTAATCCACTTAACAATAGTATTAAAATTATGACTTGTTAAATTAGTAAATTCTTGTGGAGTAGTAGCTAATTCGATATACTTTTGCTTAAATACCGACCGTGTGAATTTACCCCCTACTTGGGCCTGCGAGGCATCAAATTTCGACTTAAATTCGACAGGTATATATTTGTCTTGCTCAAAAATTACATTGCGATAGTAGGCGTAAATCGAGTCAATATCGAAGTCCCAGCCAGTACGAGTAATAAGACTTTGTGGGAATATAGCTTGTGTAGCATTATTATTAAGAAAACCAACAACTTCAAATACAACCATTGATTGTTTACCCTCGGTAGGAATACGAATACCTATCATCCGACGAGCTTCGACATCAAGTTTGTCAATATCAACAGTTATAATATCCTTAGTTGTACCATCTTCATTAGTAATAGTTTTAACAGTACCAATATTTTTATAGAAATCCATTTTCCACGGATTAACTATAACTTCTGCATAATGATAATTTCCATCCTCACGATATTCAGCTTGTAATTCAAGACTTCTACCAGTTCGTTTACATTCTTCAATAAAACTTGAAGCATATGTGATAGAACCATTAGCAACAAGTTCATCAATAGTTTTATTGTAAAGTTCTTTATCAGAATAGAACTCATTATGTTTGATTAACTCATTACTTGCAGTAAATATATCTGCTCGAATAGGAGCATGAAATCCGGGAAGATATTTATTAATAACTTGTTTACTTAACATAGAAGCCATTATCTTCTCTAACTTACCTTTAATAACAGGATAAGATAAAGGCATAGTCGGAAGACCATCTTCTTTAATTTCAAGAGCTTTTCGAATAGTTATAGCATCAACATCATCCGATATAATTTCTTGAAAACGATTAACAAGTTTATTTATATCAATTTGAATAGCACCGCGAGCATCAGTTCGAATTTCACCATTCTCATCGATACCACCAATATCGTAAAGTAATTGCATAGCATCTTCACGAATATTAGTAGCTAATGTCTTTTGAAATTCATCAAACAGTTCTTTACCAGTAACGTTTTTGCCATCTAATTCATAAATAGCATTATTCCAATCAAGACCTTCCATAATCTGCTTAACTAACTGACCACCTAAAATAGTAGTTTCATCAAGCAAATCAGCTTTAATATCTTGTTGAATAACAAAATCACTATCTCGCATATAAAGAATAGACCTATCATCTACTCGATTTAGTGCTTCAATATCAAGACCACCTTGGTCATTATGAATTTTAACTGGTGTAATACCAGATACTTTAACAGCAGAAATAGGACTAACTTGGTCAATATTATTTTGAATCATCCAATCATATAATTGACCAATAGCACTACCTCGTGTCATACTTTCAAAAAGAACAACAGTTGAGTCTTTTATTTGAACACTATCTACTTCATCAGCAAATATATCAACTTCATTACCAGTTACAGCCGGAGCATGATAAAAATCACCACGGCGACGACGAGTTGTACCAAACAATTTAACTTGTTCTACAACCTTAGCGTAAGATGTAGGATTAAATGTTTTAGTCGGGTCTTGTAAATCAGTAATATATTGATACAAAGGTTCACTTGGATTCCAACGACCAGTGGCTTTCAAAAGTTTGATAAGACCTACATCAGTCATAATAGACTGAGAGTCATTAATTGTAGCAGTAGCACGATAAGCATCCAAAATAGCTTCATTTTGAATACCCATTTTATCAAGAATATTACTATTGAAATTCATATCTTCCATAACAACAACTTTACGAGGAGTATCGTTATGAATTGAATCAATAGAATTAAGACCGTTCTTAATAACTTGTGCTACACGTTTATTGAGGTCTACTGTATCTTTATATTCTTCAATATCACCATTAAATATAGCGTTCATACTATGATTATAGATAGTATGATTAAGTAATACTTTAAGTAAACTTAATCGAACACCATCATTATCCATAATATCATAAGTAGCAAGAACGTGCTGACGAGCGCTATTTAACAAACTTTCTTTCTTTAATGTAGGGATAGTATCAAGAGTATATTCTTTACCATCAGCTTTGCGACGTTTAATCCAATCATTAGCTTTCTGATTATATACTTCTTGAACTAAATCTGCTAAATAACTATCGAAAGTAGTAACGACACTTGTATCAGTTTTGATATTAGTATCGTAAATACTTTTAGCAATATTTTCAAAACTATCAACACCAGTTGTAGCATTCCAACGAATGTAAGCAGTTACGAAATCACGAATATTACCAGTATTAGCAACAAGATTTTCATCGTAAGGTTCATTACGAACTTGTGCAATCATATTACGATAAACTTCTGTAACATCTACATTATTTATCTTTGCAATATGAGTAGGTAATGTGATATTCTTACCGTTCTCAATATAAGTAATATTCAAGAACTGAAATGCCTTACCCGTTGGAATACCTTTTGTGTCATAAATAGCTTTACCATTCCAATATTTTCGATTATGACGAGTTTTCATTTGAGTAAGATTCTCGTCGCTATTATCTCTTAATTGAAATATAATTTGTCCAAAAGTATTAAACTTAAAGACATCACTATTTACAATCTTTTCGATAGAATGAAAAATATTAGATTCTTCATTTATTGGATTATCTGTTATACGAACAAACTTATTTCGTGCAACAAGATTATCTAAATATTCAGTAACATAAGAATATATACGAGGAGCATGAGTAGCTAATCTACTACTAATACCATTCATCGGAAGATAAATATTTAATCCACGAGAAATAGCATCATTAATAAAAGGAACTACTCGACTTTCAAAATCTTTTACATAGGCATCATAATCTGCATCAGTAAAATAATCTGTTGTCGTAGGTTTATTCGGAGTAATATTCTCACCCTTAAAACCATCAATTTCGATAGTGTTTTTAAGACCCCGAATAGATTCTTGTCCAGATGTTGCTGGAGCACCTATTGCACGACTTTTGGTATTACCTGAGAAAATAAATACTGATTTAGGATGTGCTGCAATAGCCGCAGGTGTATAATTAGAACCAAAAGTCTTAACGTGAATTGAAGTACGAGGTTTAGAAGAATCTTTAATAAATAAATCATCGACTTCAAGTCGTTTTGTAGTCATCATATAACTACGAGGACTATCAGATGTTAAAAATACATATTGACCAAGCATATTAAGAATAACTTCGGTATATGTATAAAGAGCACCTTGTACTTCACGATATTTCAGACCTTTGTTTCCAATCTTAACACCATTAAATGCAGATAATGCAAATTGATAACGACGTTCAATATCAGAAATAAATGCAGGATTTACTTCGTATTCACCAATACTATTTTTAGTGAATATACCAAGACCAGTCTTTTCATCATAAATAAGAATATTATCTTCTGCACCCGGAGCAGTTAAAGTCGGGTCATTAAGATAATCCTTAAATATATGTTTAATATATTCAGTATTTACACCAGTACGAGTAACAAATCCACGAAGGAATTTTGTAAGCATACTATCATACTGAGGTGAATAATTAAGTTTACCTTGAACATCAAGATAACTCATATTCGTAAAACTGTTAAAATCATAAGTAGCAATTTGTGCTAATGAATATAAATATCCATTAATATTATGTGCAGGAATTTCTTTGCCACGATATGTATTAACACGATGTTTAGTATCATTAACTACATTTTCAAGAAGAGAATTAACTCTTGAATATACTTCATTTGTATTATCATTTGCATTATAATATTGAGTAAGAGCATCACGAGTAATTGCTAATCCTAAGTAATTAATTACAGACATCTGTTTATCTAACAGAGCTGCTTTATCAATCTTACTACGTCTTGAAATAGGTTCAAAAATACGTTTAGATTTAGGATTAGTATAAAGTACATCATTCAGATTATTATATAATCCAAATTCAATATTTGTACTTAAAATACTTTCAAATCTATCAATATATGTTTTAACACCAAATGATTCTCGATTATTCTGATAAATTGTAGCATTATTACCACCTTCTAATGCCATAATATTTACAGGAATAACAGCAAGTTTAATTCCAGAAATATAAGCATTTACAAAAGAATTATCATAATCAGAAGCAGCAGAACCATCATCTTCAAATACTCGTTGGAATATTTCAAGAATAGGAGTAAACTCATCATTTATAGCTGCAAGTTGTTGCAATCTATTATATACATCTTGAGGTTGAATATCGTAAAGATGTGCCTCAATAAGTTTATTCCATAAAACATTAATATCAATAGGTGCAGGAATATATGCTTTATTAGCAGTTCTATTCTTAAAATTACTCGAACCTACAAGAAGAGCTATTTGAGCTTTAACATGAGATGCTAACGTATTCTTTCTGTCAATACGTTCTTTTTGCAAATCATCCCACATTACTTCAATATCTTCAATGGCATCACGTTGTCCTTCTTCTGTACTTTCATCATCAACAATCCTATTATTTTGATAAGCACGCTTACGATTAATACCATAGTTCTTATCAATATAATCAAGAAAATAATTAAAGATTTGACTATTACCTTTATTCAAATCAGTAAGTACATTTGCTACAAAAATATCATTAAATCTTGTAGGAATAAAATTAGGTCGAGCTTTATACTCTTCAAGTTCTTTATTAAACTCAGCAAGAATTAAAGCTTTAAATCCACTACGAGAAACATCTCGATAATTAGCTCCAAAGCGAGCTTGTCTTTGTTCAGCAGTAAGACTTTTTAACTTAAAGTAAGCGGCAGTTAAAACACGAGCCATATAAGCATAATCCATCTCATCAAATGTAGCAGTATTTACAATAGACGGATTAAAAGCGTGTTTAATATCAAGACCTAATGCGTTACCAAGAGATTCAAAATCTTTACGAATATCTTCACTATAAGTTTCATCTGTCGAAAGAGCAGCTAATACAGATTCTAATTTAAGTTCTCCACTTGTATAAACGGGATAACCCGTAGCTCCATAAGGAGTACGGGCATCCGCTTCTGCATATAAAAACGCTGTAAGAATACGACGCTTAAAAGCATTCTCTAATGATACATCAGCATTATCTTCAGCATAACCTCGAATATTATTATAATCTTTAATAGTAGGTAAAACACCTTTTTCCATTAAAGATGTAATAATATCTTCAATAGGTTTAGTCTTAAAAGACTTCATTTGATGATAAAGACCAGATTTCTCAAGTCTTCCATCAGCAGTTAAACGATAAGGTTCAGGACTACATTGTGCATTCATAAACTAACAAATTTTGTTATTATTGTCATCAATATATTTATCAATAAATTCGATTACATATTCACCGTTTGAAGATACAACATTTTTCTGATTATTCAAAACATTTTCAGAACTATTTGAAAAAACCTGACCAGTGGGCGTCAAACCCACTCCCCCACCGGGTATTACTATGTTCGGGCCAATATCAGAAACATCAAGACTATTAAGTGTTTCAGAATTATTGTCATCAAACGTAATTTCGCTGTCATCATCAAGAAAATCTAATTCAGCTTGAGCTACTCTTTGATTTTCTGTCAGAGTTTCATCAGGCGTTTTGATAGGTTCTGTAACTGATAAATTATCATGTGTTGCATCGTTTGTAACATTAGTTTGATTAGTTGTAACTGAAGTTGGCTCCGCTGCTGGGCTTCGCCCAGCGCTCCGCTCCCCGGTGGGAGAGGAGGTTGCACGCCCACTGGTCGGACTTTTTGCGCGTCGGCTGTTCACACTATCCAAACTATTAATTACTATATTTCGTACATTATTAAGTAAACTATTATCCGTAATTGTATCTATACCAATAACAGAAAGAATTGCATCAATAATTTTATCCCAAAGACTTTTACGTTTCTTAATCTTCGGAGCTTCTTCTACAATAATCCTATTTGCCAAATTAGCAAACTGTTTATTTGTAAAAGCATAAGTAACTATTTCAGCAGGAGTTTCACTTAATATTTTAAGATATGTACGAAGATAACCAAGTTCAAGTTCAGTTAAATCGCTCTTATATTTAACATTAAATTCTTTAGCATCAACCTTAAATGCAGTATCATTAATATCGCTAATTAATGTAGCAAGTTTATCGTATAATTCTTTAGAATTAGTTTGTTGTTCAAAATACTTATGAAGAGATTCATGAGTAATATTAACACCTAAATCAGTAGCAGTAAAATCACGTTTAGTAAGTTTATTACTATTGATAACGATAGTTTCAGTACCTTTATCATATTGAGCAATTATGAAATCTTGTTTACTCGATAGTTTCTTAATACTGAAATTAGTTTTACCATCAGTATAAATTCTATCATATAATTCAGCGATTCTGTTAGCAACATCTTCAGATACAAAATCAGGTATAACACCTAATACTCTAAGACCTGCTACTTTATCATCTGTAATATTAACAAGTTTTTGATACCAGTTTGTTTCAGTATCACTTGTCATTGAACTTAATGTTGTAATTGCTTTAACAGCAAATTCTTTCGTCATATCTTCTGATTCTCGAATAGGATTATCAGAACTTTCAGATTTAAGTTCAAAGAACATTGCAGGTTGAATAGAATCAATAGTATAATTGGTAACAACATTACCATTGGTATCTCTAATTCCAATAACACTTGTTGTTAAAGCGCCGGTGTCAAGAATAAAATCTTGCATCGAATCAAATGTTGAAGAAACAGATTTATCAACGATACCTTGTTGTTTAGCCCAATCAAGTATTTTAGATTTATATTGACCTTTAACTGCTGCATAACCATCATCTGTTTTAACGCCGTAAGTATAATGGTCACCTTGCAATGCAGTAGTAACACTACGTTGCATATTACCATATAATTTACGGAACAGATTATGATTAAGTAAATCAGTTAAATCTTTACCAGTAATACCTCTTGCTTGCAAATCAATTACAGCGTAAGTTCCTTTATTAGATTTACTCTTTTCAATAATACCATTTAATTGAGCAAGTTCTCGTGCTGTAAAAGGACTCTTAGCAATACGAACTTTTGAAGTAGTTCTATTAACTGGAATTACTCTACGACTTAATCGAAGTTTAACAGGAGTAAATTTATCACCAGATTTAGTATATTCAATACTAATTCTATTGATATAACTTATTCCATTTCCAAGTATATTCTTTTTACGAACAACTGTTTGGAAATCTAAATGTTTAATATAACGAGTTTTTCCAGTAGCAGGGTCTGTATTTTCATAAAGAGAACTGATATTAAACCATTCAGCTCCCGGAACTCCACGATTATAACTTGTAATAATAGCTTCCGATAAAGGAGCTAATCGACTACGAATATTAGCATTATGAGCTTTTGTTCGAGTTTTATTAGTATCATCTACAAGAGTATACAGACCAGATTTAGCATCAGTCGGAAGAGATGTAAACGTAGCATCTGAAATAATATCACTCATAGTTTGAGTAACAAATTCCATAGCAGCTACATTAAACGGTGTATCTGCAACATCACTTGCTAAATTACCACGATGTAACGGAATATAACTTTTTCCATTTTCACCAGCATTAGCTTGAATTTCAGCATACATTTGGAAATGCCTATCAGATGAAGTAATTTTATCTTCAACAATAGGATTATTAAATGCAGTGTCAGTAGTAAGTGATGAAACTAACATTAAACCATCAGCATCAGGCTGACGTTGAATAATATTAACAGCAGGTTTACCATTAACTGTAACAGTACGTTGCATCTCTTCATTTACATTAGCTCGATAACCACTTGAATCGGCAAATGTAATAGGAGATTTATTAATACCTTTTAATACTAAAATTGCAGAACCTTTTTCTTTAATTTCAGTAACAAGTTTTTGACTTTGAATAAAGTCATTTCCAAGTTTAGTATTTAGATTCTGATAAGCGTTCTTGATTCTAAGTCCATAACGAACATAATCATTAAGATTTTTAAGTCTTACGTTATAAAACATAGGACTAATAAGATAATAAACCTTATTTAAATCAAGAGCTTCAATATCAAACGCTTCAGGACTAACACCTTCGACTTCGGTATTATATTGGATAGCTCCAATAAAAGCATTGATTATTTCAGAATGTTCAGTTTTTGATGTATTACCATATTTATCTAATTCTTTAATAATTGATTTCAGTTTTGAAACAACTGAATCAGAATTTTGTTGTTCACGAGTTAAGGCTTCAGTATATACTTTATAAAACTCCTTTGTTAAGTTAAATATTGTATCACTTCCACCAGCTTTTCGGATAATAGTATCTATAAATTTAGATGTTCCATAAGAATTACCAAAAGCAGAATCATATTGATTAACTCCACTTTCATCAATTCTACCTAATTGTATTCCATGATAAGTTTCACTATCACCTAAACCAATTCGTTCAATTAATAGTTTTTTACCATTTACATTTAAATTAACATCAACATTATCATCTTTATAAGTAACTTCAAATTCCTGACCTTCGTGTAAAGTTCTTAAAGCATCAAATAATTCAGTAGCCTTGAATTTAACACCATTAACTGTAATGTTGTTCTTAATAACACGAGTTTTAGGATTATAATATTCAGGACTTGTGATAATCTTATAAACTTCAGGTGTAAGACGACGTAAACCTTTGAAACCATTAGTTTCAAATTCACGTTGAATATGAGTTTTGAAGAAATCACTTAAAAACTTACCACGAAGATTTAAGTTACTATCAAGATAAGCACCGTCTGTTGTTTGAATAGGATTAGCAATTCGTTTATTAATAATATCAAACAAACGTTTAAGAGCATCGAGTTGTTCTTGTGGAACACCATTCTTACTCATTTGTTGATATATTGTATTAACATTTACATCATTTTTGAAATATTTAAGTGCATACCAAATAGGTTCATAATATTTAATAACATCATTACGACCATCTGTTTGCTGATATATAGAATCAAGAATATCTTCGTAAGTATAAACGTGATTATCAGTAAATATCTGACGACCATCAAGTTTTACAATAGTACTTTCAATAGCATCGAGAGCATTACGCATTGAATCACTAATGTAATAACGATAATCATTAGTATTAAATTCATCTCTTGATTCAGTATCATCTATAAAGTCAGAAACACTGTTAGCAAGTACATCAAGACTATTAAGAATAGATACATCATCATTCAATTCAGTACCACTTTCAAAATTATAATATCTCGAAAGAATAGAATAAGCCATTCGAGCATTTCTTAATAAATCAAGAATATTACTTTGACGAACAGCAGTAATAACATCTACTCCAGTAAGATTCAAAGCATCAACATCAGATACCAAATAAGGTTGAATTGATTGAGCTAATGTATGAAGTCTTGTACGAGCAGGAAGATTAGGAACAGCACCATATTCTAAAAACTCTTTTGCTAAATTATTTACGGCAGTAGCAAATTCCATAATTTTAGAAGTTTGACTACCAAAGCCATCATCATTTACAAGAGCATCATGTAACGGACTATCTTCATCTTGTCTAATAGCACGAATTTTACTAATAAATCTATTCATCACACTATTGATATATGCGATATTAGTTTTGTAAAATTCAGTTGTACTTTTAGCTACTTCATTAATAATACTATTTTTGAATAGAGTTATCTTATGATAGAAATTTGAATATCTAACAGTATCAAAATTACTATTGAGATTTTCAAATTTGATTTGAGTAAGACCTTCGATTTGTGCTCGAATTACATTATGGTCTACATTAATATTCTTAAGAGTTAATTTACCATCAGTTATAGTATAATTATTGTTAAGAACATTAGCAACGTTAGCAATATAATCAGCAATAGCTTCACGCATTTTAGCGTTTTCCTCTTCACTATAACCAACTATATCACCACCATAAAGATTCCAAATCCAATCTTTGAAAAGATTAGATTTAAGATTGTTTGCAATACGAATATTACTATCTGATAATAACTGTTTTACACGATTAGCTTTTTCTAAATTCTCATTACTAATTTCAGTAGGTTGATATTCATTTATCCAACCAATAAAATTACCAATAATATTAGTTCGTAACGTATTAAGTTCAGTATTATCAATAGGAGATAATAATGCTTTATAAATATCACTATTAGAATCAGATAATTCTTTATGTAGATTTATAATAGTATCTAAATAATGATTCTCAAATTCATCTGCTGAAAGTTTATCTTGAATACTATAAAGTGTTTTATAAATAGTATCAAATTTAGTTTGAACTTCACTTCGAATTTCAGTAATATCCATACCTGCAAGTTCTTTTGCAGAATATGTATCTTCTTTACCAGTCGCATCATCTTTTATAGTAACCATTACAGCACTAAAATCGGTTTCGTCGTCGGTTACGACCTCGATTCTTTGCACGGTTTTGGGCGATTCTGCGACATTAAATTTTGAGCCTACCGAATATACCTTATTTTTAATATCGACGGTATTTGGGGCCTCGCTGTCATCGAGAGAGTACGAAATCCCGTTACTGTCTGTCAGCACCTCGGTAGTAACATTTTCGGGTTCTTGACTTGCTTCTTGATTAGTAGTTTCAACAGTTTCTTCTACTTTATCTTTAGCTTTTTCAATCTCTTCTTGTTTATCATAAACTTCTTTAAGTAACTTACTTCGTTCAGCCATAATCTCATCTCGATTATTAACATTTTCTTCGAGAGCCATTACAGCCATACTTAGTTGAGTTCGAGCCTCTTCAAGAGATTTATATGTTTGATTATTATTATTACGAGTTTCACGCAAACGTTTTGCAGCTTCATTGTATTCAGCTACATTATTATTTTCACGTTCATTTTGTTCTGTAATATCACTATTAATTCTATTAAGTCTTGTATCGTAATCAGCTAAATCATTTTCAAATAATTCAATCTTCCTACGAGTATCAGCAATCTCTCCATTATGAATAGCAAGTTCTTGCTCATATTGGAGTTTACCAACTTCTAATTCTGCAATAGTCTGACGAGCATTTGCAATTTGTTGTTGCAGACTTAAAATAGATTTCTTACTATTTTTAATTTCAAGAAGATACGGTTTACGAGCTTTGCGATTAGGTTGTTTTGTACTGATAGCACCTTGATTAGCAATATAAGTATTTAACTCATTAATTTGAGATTGCAAACTATTAATTGTATCTTCAATAGTTTTAATCTTATTTACTAATCGAGTACGTTTACCTTTAAGTGTACTAATCGCTTTATTACGAGTTTTATCTTCAAGTTGAGTTTTATAATCTTCAATAACTTTTTGCAGTTCTTCACGTTCTTGTTCAAGAACAGTCTTTTCTACATTTAAGCTATGGAGTTTACTATCAATAGCTTTAAGGGCTTCATCTCGTTGTTTACGAAGATTAGACGCTTCAATATCGAAAGTTTGAATATCAGTATCAACAATAGCTAATTGACGACGATAATAGTCAAGTAAATAATCATCAGTTGATGCCTGAACTTTAAGAACATTGTCGAAAGGATTACCCCAACTTAAACCCATATTACGAGCATGAATATCTCGCATAATAGTAAATTCTCTACGAAGAGCATCTACGACAGGTCGTTTATTAGCACCGTAAACTTCTTCAAGTTGAGCATCTGATAATTTACTTAATTCATCAAAATATTCAACAGCATAATTGAACCCATTAGCAGAACCAATTCTACCCATAATACCAACAAGCAAACTTGAAGCAGGGTCAGTAATAGTTCTATTAACTTTCGGAGTACCATTATTATTCATAACTTGATTACCAGCTTCATCTAAAACTGGTGTTTCAGTTACTTTAATATTCATATCACCGTCAAAATCAGCAATAGCTGCGGCAGTATCTTGAATACCATTTATAATGTTAGTAGCTCGCTTATTTTCAGCTTCTTGTTGAGCTTTACCATTAAGTATTCGTGTAACACCACTACGTCCAGCAGACATTACACCACCACCGATAGCACCCCAAATAAAACTATCCCATGAAGAAGCTTGTTCAACAAGTCTTCCCATACGAGCTAACGGAGTTAAATCAGCAGTTTCATCTTCAATTCCAAGTTCTTTTTTTGCAGCAATGACACCTTCATTAAGTGCCATATCAACTCGCATCTCTTCAAGACCTTCAGATAAAGCAACAGAAAAGAAATCTTTTGTTTTACGAAGTCCAACACTTGGAATGAGTTTGCGATTAAGTTTAGATGTTTCACTATCTAAAACAAAAGTCTTACCTTGTTGTGCAAGACCTTTTATATTACTTCTTAAACCTTTTTCAATAGAAATACTATTAACTGGAGCTTCTTTAATACCACGAAGCATACTATTAAGTTCAATAGCATTGAATAATACTCCATAAGCCCAAGCATCATTGTAACTTTCAGAAGCATAAACAGATGCAAACTTGCGAGCATCATCTTCACTGAAACCTAAATCGAGAGCATATTGATATTGTTCATCATAACCACGAACAATTTCTTCCATACTATCGAGATGTGCTCCGTATAAAGTACCAATTATCTGTTGAGTATAAGGGTTTTGTAATGCACGACCTGCTTTATTCAATGTAGAACCTAAACGACCAACACCGTTAATCATTGTTCCTAATTTACCAACAGCTTGTAAAGCTCGCATTTGTCCAATAACAGGAAGCATAGATGCGGCCGCAGAACCTACGGTAGGAAACATACTTGCCCACCAAGTAGCATCACCCATACCACCAGCAAAACCGCCTTTTTGCGCTTGTTCTGTTTGATAAATAGGCATTGCTTTACGACCCCAATTCTCAATGTCTTTACCTATTCTCTGCCATTCAGAACCAAGACCTTCGTTGATAGCTTTGTCCCATTTATATTTGGCATTATCATCCCATATTTGACTAATAGCACGATATGTAGTAGGAAAGAAATTAAGAATACTACCAATACCAGTAATAGTACCACCGAGAATAGTAGTTCCTAATTGACCAATAGCATTTTTAGTTAAATACCAACCACTTTGATTTTGTGCTCTATTTTCATTAAGAACACTTAAATCAAGATTAGGATTAACTTGACCTCGACCTAATATATTTTCATATTCAGAAATATTGAATTTTCTAATAGCTGATAATTTTGCACCACGAGCATGTTCAGGCTCCGGCATACTATACGGTAAAACAGGAGTAGCTCCTACTCCTTGAATTTGTGTTTCAGAAGGAGTAAGAGCTTTCGAACCTGTAATAGGAATCTTAATATCTGTTAAATTTGGCATAGTTTAATATCCTATATTAGCATTATTTATTTTATTCATTTGAATAGCCTCAGCCGCTTCTTGCATATCAAGAATAATTCCATATTGAGTTAAAATATATTCTGTGATAGGCTTTAGTGCTTCATTTATGTTCTCATAATATTGAATGTTGTTAGGGGTCATACCTTTAATTGTATAAAGACTATTAGGAATTGTGTTATATCCAAATTCTCCATAATGAACAGAACCATCAGGATATTTCAATCCACTAATATCTTTTATATAATAACCTTGTGTTGTTCTACCAATCTCAACTTTACGACTATTACCGTCAATACTATTGTAAAAAGGTTCGTGAATATTCAAATCATATTCAACTTTACCTAAATCATCAACAGTTCTTTGAAGGTCTGCGATGTTTGCAACAGCAGGACTATTGTTAGCACCAGTAGTATTAAAATCAATAAATCCCGAAGCATATTGAGATTCAATCATTCCAGCACTACGTTGTAAACCTTCACCACCAATTTTAGCATAAGGTTTAATATTGCGGTAATTATCAAGAATTTGACGAGCAATAATAGATGGGTCTACTTGTTCAAAGAAAATAATATTACCACGAGCAGCACCAGTTTCATCGAAAAGAGTAATTGCATATTCATTACGGCCTTCACGAGCTGCAATTCCATTAGCAATCGGACTAACCTCAGTTTTATAAATATCATAATCAAGACCAAGTTCTTTACCCGAAATAGGTTTAGAATTTTTAGTAGCGTTACTCTGACGAGTTACACTTGTACCTTTTGAATTAGTAGTAGTCGAAGTAGGAAACGCATCAAAGTTCATATACTTAGCTAATTGTATTCCGGTAAGACCAGTACCTTCTCCAGATGGAGTTTGAACAACACTAATATTACCAGCACCTTTTTTCCAATTTACCATAGCAGCTACCATGTAATTTTGTTGGAATCTTGAAGGATTAGCAATGATATCACGAGTTGCTGTAAATTCAAGAGGTGCATCAGCAATAGCTTTACGATAACGATTTGAAACATTATCTGCTGCATTAGACAAAGTAGATTCAAACTCTTCTTTTGTCAGTATATCACCGAGATATTTAGCTCCAGTTGTTACACCATCTTTTCGTACCCAAGTACTACTATATGTTTCAGGATTATAAAGTTCTTTATAATTTTGATTTATATAATCAACATATTTATCATAACTATCAAGTCTGTTATCAAGAATAATCTTAGCTTCTTCGTTATTAACTCTATACCAACCTATACCACCTTCAATCTTATCTCGATGTTTATTCCAAGTATCAAATACAGAATTAAGTTGAATTTCGTCAGAACGAAGTTTAGCTTGAAGATTATTATAATTACGTTGAGCAGTTTGAACTTGTAAAAGCTTACCTTTAAGATTAGCTGCTGTTTCTTCGTCAAGACCTGCTGAATCAACCAATCTTTCAGCAGTAGAAATATTAAGTGTTTTAACAATATTACCATCTCCCGGATTAAGACCTAAAATTCCAAGTTCATCAGATGTAAATATCTGATTCATAGAATTTGAAAGTTTAGTCATTTGGTCAGTAATTTCATTACGACGATTAATGTTTTCTGCAACACTATCACCAGTAACTTCAAAACCACCTAATGTATCAAGATATGGAGCGTACTGTTGAAGAGTTTCAAGTTCTTGCTGTTTACCTTTTGCACGAGCTTTAATATAAGCAGCATAACCGGGATTAGCAATTAAATCAACCGTAGTTTTAATATCTTGATAAGAATATAAACCTGCGGCAGCACCAGCTAAACTTTGAATATTATTGTTAATAAATTGACCAGATAAAACACTTTGTGTAAAAGCGGTTCTATCAAGATTCTCAATATCATCAGTAGCTCCAAGTACACCCTTAGCGTAACTTTCAAACATTTTATCTACATAATTCTGTAAACCAGCTTGAATAAGTTCAGGTGGAACTTGAGCTTTGTTCTGTAATATATCGAGAACATTAACTCCATATTCCTTATTAACAGTATCTAACAAAGTTTTAACTTCAGCAGGTAATTTAGAATTAACAGTAAACTTACCGTCTTTTGTAGGAGCACCAAGTTCATTTACGTTAATACCTAAACCATTAAGAGCGAACATTGTAGGATTACCAGCGAATAAAGGAGCATAATCTTCTAATTCATAATCTCTTAAATGTCCACCAGCAGAACTATCATCTTTTACAAATCGAGTAAGAGCATCTTGATTCTGCCAAATAGTAGTAAGATAATTAGTATAATCAGGATTAGATTTGAGTAATGACATAGCATAACTCATAATCTCTTGTTCTGTAATACCTTCTCTTTCACTACCAGTTTTAACAAAGTGACTTGCTAACTTTTCACCATCAAAACCTGTTGCAACATCTAATCCATACTGACGTATCATATCAGGATTAGTAACAAGATTTTCAAATGATACTTTATCAGCTTTAGCTTTTGAAAGAATATCAAATACGTCTTTTTGATATTTATTTACATCGAACTTTTTACCGATTTGAACTCCATTAAAACCACCGCTTACAACAGTATTAGTTTCTGCATCATAAACAATATCAGAAGATTGTAAACGACTACGAAGCAGAAAAGCATTTTGATTTTGAGTATCCCAATCACTCTTTTTCAAATCTTCCATATACTGCTGTTCCAAAGCATAATCAGCTTGAACAGCTTTAAGACCTTCGTTAGTTAGAATATTCTCAGTTTGCTTATAAATATAATCATCTGCTGCAAACCAATTATCTTGTTCCTTAAATTCATTAGCACCTTCAACAATCTTAGCTCTTTCAGAATCAAGAACTTTTTGTCCACGAGAAGTTGCTTTAATTTGACTTAAAGGATTAGCAATTCTGTTAATATAAGCTTCACGATTTTGGTAATACTTTTGATTCAAAGCATTTCCAACAGCAGCATATACACTTCCATAATCTTGTAATTGTGGAGTTTTTAATGTATTAGTATCGTATCGACCTATTGCAATTTCTGCCATAATTTTATAATGATTAGTTTGTAAATTAGTTGTAACTCGTATGGCTCCGCCTGCTGTGCTCCGCACAGCGGCTCCGCTCCCCGGTGGGGCAGGAGGTTGCACGCCCACTTGTCGCGCGTGTTTGTACCACTATTTGTATCATTACAAATATACAAAAAATCGTGAATATCGGACTATCCTATAAAAGAATAATCCGATATATCACGCACTACATTAAGCTCTTTTACGTCTTGCAAGACCACCGCAAGCAAAACCATTTCTCATGTGATTAGTTACTCCACGAGGCCATAATTTCTCGTATAAGCGGGCACTTGCGTAATTATTAACTGCTCCGGCAAGACCTTCAACTCCTTGTAACATTCCTTGTAATCCTTGCGTTCTGACTGCCATTAACTGTTGATTCAAGCCGACAGCTTTGTTATATTCATTAATAGCGTCTTGATACATAATTTGACTATTAACATTTCGAGCATTAACTCGTTCTTGCCTATTCAAATCATATCTTTGACGTTGATAATCTTTCTTAGCTCCATACAGTTTATTTCGAGCAAGTTGAGCATTAATTGCAAGATTTGCTACACTATTTCGAGCTGTTTGAACATTGCTTGTATTATCAGTAATATATCGAGCAGCTCTACGTTCTTGTGTACCAAGTTCTTGTAATTCCTCACTAATATCATAATCTGTACTATATTGGACAGCATCTACTTTATTACCTTTCGGAACATGAAGTGTAGATTCAAATTCAATAGCCTTTCGATTAGCACGAGTATTAAGAGCGTTACCTACAATTCCAAACAGTGAACTTGCAAGATTCATACCAAGTCCAAATTCATTAAATCCGAACTTAAATGCAGAACCACCGCCAGCACTTGCAGTAGTTTGAATTGGAGGTAAAGTAGTAAGTTTAGGAGCTGAAACTCCTGTAAGACTATAAGGTGAAGCATATCCACCAAAAGGTCTTTTCTTTCTTATCATTCCACCACAACGCATAACCGGAGCATCATTACGAAGTCCTAAAGCAGTAGCATAAAGTTCTTGAGCTTCAAATAAATCTTCTGTTTTAGCATCAATAGCTTCAGATTCACCGCGAGCTTTATTCATTCTATAAACTAACTTTTCAATATTACGAACATTTGTTCCAGTTTGTAATTTGTTAGTTTTACTCTTATCTAATGCAGACAAAGATAATGTAACTCCATCAGCAAGCTGAATAACTTGAGCTTCTTTTTTACCTTTCATATCAGTAAGTTTCTTTGCATAATCAGCGAAAGTACGATTTGTTCCGGGAACTTTAATCGTATCACTGAATACTTGACCACCTTCAGGAGTTTCACGAACAACTTCACCAGCATACATTCGACCATTTTTAGCGCCGCCGCCTTCAATTTCCGAATCTCCATATATGATTCCAGTTTCACCAGTAGTGGGATTATATTGGTCATGAGTTTGACCATAAGCAACAACACTATTAAATGAATTAGGAACTACTTGACCGCCGGTGTTTAATTTTCTACGACCAATCATTCCACCCAATTTAGCATAAAATCCTGTACCTTCAGAATAATTACCAAGATTACTTTGTCGAATAGTTGCTACATCATTTTCAACTTTATCTTGCATATTACCCAAAGTCTGCTGACGTTCCATTTCAGCTTGTTCAGCTAAAAGTTCTTGACGACGACGCTCTTCTTTACGTTTTTTCTTACGTCCAGTAAACAAACCAATGATACCACCAATTAATGCACCGATACCAGCACCGATAGGGCCAAGCCAAGAACCAGCAGCTGCACCAGTAGCAAGCGCCGCAGTTCCACCAACAGCAGCTCCAATTCCTAATCCAGTTCCAGCTCCACTTAAAGCGCTACCACCTACGATACCTTCACCATCAGCACTATATTTAGATTTATCAATATCATTGGCTTGAACTCGCGTACCCCATTGAACACTACCGGGGTCATTAATACTTGTTCCACCCCAATAAAATTTCCTACGAGGAGTTCCAACAAGTCCACCGAATTTAGCAGTAACACCACGAGAAGTCAATACTTCATTATTAATCTTATTTTGCATATTAGCATAAATCGCTGAATCACGAGCCATCAACTGATTTGCTTTTGCAATACCTTGCGCATTCAAATCAAGATTACCGTATTCATAAACATCATCAAGATATTTTCGTTTAATGCCAATACCTTCATTTTCAAAGTAATCTCGATTGTTTTTACCAGCGATTATACTACGATAAGCATCACCAGACATAACGCCACCGAAATCTTTTCGCTTACGTCTTACAAGACCACCACAACGAGCAACTCCACGAGCAGTAACAATTTCATTATTGATTTTGTTCTGCATATTTGCATAGATAAGTTTATCATTAGCAATCAACTTATCTACATAGTTCTTAATTGGGATTCCAGTATCATCATTCTTTCCGCCATGATATAATAAATCAATCATACCATTACCGAAAAAACTATTACCGGAATTACGAGCCATTCCTAAATAATCAGCAGTAGCATCATGTGTAGAACGAATACCACCGAAATTATATTTTTTACGATTAGTTTTACTCATATCTTCAACATAATTATCAGGATTATCATCAGTATTAAAATTAGAAAATAGTCTATTTCTAATCATATCATAATCATTAGAACTATTATTCTTAAATATTTCTAATTCAGATTTATCTCTTCTTTTATTACCAGTAGTATATTCTTTAATAATACTATCTGTATTACGTTCATTAGCACCTTTTAATAATTTCTTATATTGTCTAAAACCAGTTCGACCTACTCGATATGCGAGATTAGACATAAGATTAACAATAGGTTGAGGTAAAGTATTGAAATCATCAATACCATATTTCTCAGAATAAATATCACGAACATCATTGTAGGCTTTTGCCATACGACGATTTAATTCAGCATCAATTTGTTTTCTTGTTGCTTTACCTTTTGCTTTAACAGATTTAGTAAAATCAGAAGTATCATTTAACTTAAAACCGGGGCCAATAGTATCATCACCACCTTCATACGAGGGATAAGGATAATAATATTTACCATCTTTTGAACGTGAACGAACAGTTTTAAGTTTACCATTTTCTTTAACACGAACAAATTCTTTATCATCAGTCAATTCGTTATCCCAAATATGTTGAGAATACTCATTAATATAACGAGTAACTTGACGAAGACTGTCAGGATTAACTTTACGATTAGACATACCATTAAAAGTTTGAGTAACACGACAAGTGGGCGTGCAACCTCCTGCCCCACCGGGGAGCGAGGCCGAAGGCCGAGCCGCACAAGTTGTTACAAATTACCTTTGATTATTACGATTATCAAGAATCCATTCAGGATTAACATCAATAAGTTCCCAAAGCCTGTTATTATCACTATTATTAAACTTCATTATACAATAAACATATTGACAAATGAACTTATTAATATCATACCATTTAGCTTTACGTTTTAGTGCAGATTCATCTACAACTAAATCAGTAACCATAAAAGGTATTTGTTTGTGTATATCATTAACATTATTAAATCTCCAAAGATTTACTTTATTAACACCAGTTGTACCATTATACCAAATATCATTAAATTTAACAAGTTTATAACCAGTACATTGGTCATCATTATGAACCAATATAGCATTAATAGTTTTCTCAAATTCATTAATAGTAGGTAACAGATTATTAACAATATCAACTCTGTCTTTCCAAGCAATATTATTTAATAACTTATTATAACTATTATTATCATTAAGAATAAATTTAATATATGATTCTTTAATAAGTTGATTACCAGTATCGTCTTTTAAGAATCGACCATAATTATTTTTAGATATTGCATAAATACCATGTTTATCAAACCAGAATAATCCATTTCGATTGGTAATACCTACGATGGGATTATAATCATGAAATGAAATCCAAGCATTAGCAATAGGACTAAAACTAATTGTGAATTGTTTATTATCAACATTTTGGATTAAATATAAGATATTAGTATCTTCATTAAATGCCCAAATTCTACCATTATTTTTAAACGGATTAACTACATCTTTTACAAGATTACCGTCAAACCACTTAAGAGCATTGAGCGCAGTCATATTACTTACTTTATCTCCATTGATATTGAAGATACGTCTATGAACTGCATCAATAACAAAATAACCAATAACATTAACATGAGTATCAAAATAACTTTGACAACCTATATAACCACTGGGACTATATGTAACCTCTTGAGGTTCCATATTAAATATATCAGCTGTACCTAAATACGAAGTACCTTCATCAGTATTAGAAAGTGTATCACGAAGTTGCAATAAATGTAAACCGTATGTCTGTTGAATATAAAGATTTTTATTGTCAGTTTTTAATGCAATAATTTCACCTCGATTAAAAGGCATATCTTTATAATCATCACTTCTAAATAATCGCCAATTAAGATTAGCATTTTCAGCACTCTGTAATTGACTACGAATTATACGATAAGGATGGTCTTGAGTTCCGGGAATTTCTTCAAAATAAGTAAATGTTTCAATACCATTCTCATTATAAACGGGAGAATAACCTTTACCAACACTACTATTTATGAAATTATCAACTTGATAACTTAATTGATAAAATTCGCGTAATTCATTACCCCGTTTATTGTGATATTTGAAAGATTTATCTACGTTATTAACACTAAATCGAGCAAGAATATTGAATTTACTTTCAAGAGGAACAGTAAATATCCAACGATAAACAGTAGCATTACTGTCTAATCCTTTCGTTTGAGCATCACCATAACGATAATCAGATGATGGAGCAGTAGCTCGAAGTGTTATATATCCAATAAATGTATCACCAACTAATGAAGTTATTATTTTAGAAGAACCTTTAATATTAATTACATTAGATGCAATTTGAAGTTTCTGATTATTAACATCAGAATAAAGTGTTTCAGAATTATTAATTAAATCGGCAATATATCCTCTTGCCCATTCCTCATTATTTGTACCTTTATTAAATCTATCAAAACCTTTTTCGATACGATAATAGCTATCACCAGCAATATTGTTTTGAGAACTAATATTAGCATTGATATATTCAAGTGAAACATCTTTAGTTGCACGAGAAGTATCAATAGTAAGACTATTAATGTCAGCATCTAAGAATCGAGTTCCAGATTCATTAGGATTTGTATTAAATCCATCAAAATCTTCACCTTTCCATTTAGCTGGAAATACTTTTATATCATCATCAAGTTCTTCATTTTTAACAAATTTAAGAACATCAGTTTCAAAGTATAGAGGTTTAAGTTTACCTCGAATACTATTTATCTTATTATAGAGATATTCAAATGTATAAAATCTTGCATTATCTCCACCAAAAGGATTTTTATAAGTTTGATTCTTACCGAAATTGTTAGTTTCAGTATCTCGCATTGCGAAACCTTGTGTAACAATTCGAGAATTATTAATATTATGTTCAACAAAAAAATAAACTATCGAACTAATATATTTATTCATTAAGTCTGTTTTACCAGCAAGATTAGCTTTAATATTAATATTAGGACTTAATGTATAAGTAGGATTCCATTCAGAAGAAGTAGAATATAATTGAGTTAACCAATTAAATGTCGGAGCAGTTGTTCCATCAACTTTATATCCTAATCGAGCTTCAATTAAAATATATTTAGTTTCTTTTGCATCAAGATTAATTACAAAATTAGTTTTAGTATTAATTGTATTACCAATAAATGTAGATTTACTATCAGATGCTAAAAGATTAGATTCAGAAACTTCATAATACCCAGTTTCAACTTCAGATTCTTCTGAATCAATTTGTTTAACTACCGATGTAGCATCATAAACTTTTGTAGTTAAATTTATACCAGCAGGTATTAAACTATCTCTACCAAATGTAGGACTACATTCAACACCAATTAATTGACTTGATGTACTCTCACTTGTTATCTCCAATACTACAACTTGATAATCAGAAGGATTAACTCCACCTTCAGAATCTTCAGTTGTATACGGTAATGGAAGACTTGGTAATTTCAGTTTACCTTTTGTTAAAGAACGACCTTTTGCTTTAACTGTTGTATGTCCAGTCGAAACTCCGTATAAAGTAAAATAACGATTACGAGCTATTGTAGGTTTTTCACTACCAACACCAGTTTTAACAATTTCATCTACTTGTTCAGCAGCATCAATATCAGGTAAACTCTTCCAACTCGGACTTATAATCTTACTAATACTTTCAGATTTATAAGGAATTTTATGAGCATTTTGATTAGTAGAACCTACAGGATAAGCTTCAACATCATAATTGTTAGCTTTCCAAGGAATATGATGTATATTTACAAGGTCACCTTTATAATCATAATATCCAGCATAAAGAACATAAACTTCACCACTCTTAAAATAACGTCGAGTACTATTAATATAAAAAGAACTCGGATTCCAACTTAATTGGACATCAAGATTATTCTCTGTAAATTCTTTAAGTTCACTATCAAGTTTACTATAATCAAGAGTTTTTACATTACCTCGAATAAGTCTATTATTGAAATTAACAAGAGTGTTATCTCGAATATATGATATATTTTTAATAAAAATATCATCAAGACTTATAGTAGATAAATATGAAACATCACTTACAATATGAGTAGTACTTACACCACTAATTGAAATGTCATCTGTTTCATATGATAATTGAGCTTCGTCAGTAATATAAACAATAGCAAATCTACAATGTTTATATTTAATACCACTATTTCTAAAACTAATAGTAATATTTTTATTGATTTCGATACCTAATGCATAATCTTCTTCGTAATTACCACAAACAATGAGTGATGTACTCAAAGGAGAATAGTTTGTATAAGTACCATCATCAAGACGATATTTAATTGCTATTTGATAAGCACCAGTTTTAAGATTACCACCGTCTTTAACTTCTAATTGAAGTTCAGGATAAGTAACATTTGGAATAAGATTAAATGAATCAACTTCATCAACAGTAATGTCATATCCTATCGCAGTATCATCTCCATTGTTACCATCATAAAACGGGTCAGTCAAATTAATAATTCTTGTTTCATTTGCTGATTCATCAGTTCCCTCAGTAAATGTAACAATTAAATTTTCTTTATAATTATATATATAATCTCCATGAATTGGTCTATCAATACTGAATCCAAATGCACCCGATGTACTATACAAACAACGTTTTACAGTTGGGTTATTATCATCAAGATTAAGATATATAATAGCGTCGTTAGTTTGTAAATCAGATTTATCTGCATTATTCCAGTGTTCTACAACGCAAAAAAGTACAACACCAACATTAGTTGGAATTGTACCTATAATATTATATTTGTGATTATCGGCATCACTATAAATATAAGGAATGATATGCTGATTTGTCGGATGATTTTCAAGAATATCATCTAATTCACCTATGAAATCAAATCCTCTTTCATTAAAATAACTTTGACCTTTATTATCAATAGTTATATTTTTAGCATATCGCAAAGATTTATCTTGTGCAATATAAGGCGAATTATCTAAATCAAGACCTAAAACTTTCATAATTTCTATTATTCTAATGTACGAAGAATAGTAGCAATATTCTCTCGACGGTCGTTACTAAATTTGTTACAAGAAACTCGAACTTGTATTCTCATTCTATCGAGTTCTATCGCAGGATTTGTATAAGGATTGTTTGCTGTAAGACTTACAACCGGATGTTTATAACCCCTTAATAACATTTGTTTAAGAACATAAAGTTTAAGATACTTTTTAAGAGGGCCATTATTATAAATAAGAGGAACATCCATATTTATAATACTGTCATAAACAACAGGTAAAGCTCTATATCTTAAATGAATAGTTCCATAATCAACGTTAGTATGAATCCAATTATTACTAATATAATAATAAGGTTGCTCTTTATCAACAGGAGCATGATTAAAACTATCGTTTTTATCACCGGGACTTGTTATGTCTGCATTTGGAATACCGGGATAAGGAGTATATGTCGGAACAGTTGTTACCTTTTCAGTAATAGTATCTTTGTTAAATTCAGCTGAATTTTTAAGAATAGCTTTTTTGTTATTTATAATGACGTCAATTATACCACGAAAATCCCACGGTAATTGACAACGATGGTCGTCAAATTCAATATCTTTTTCTATATCAACATAAGCTTGAATGAATTTGAGTTCTTCCAAAGCATTTGCAATCCAAATAGGAAAACGACTTACAAAATCATCACTTTGTATATTATAATCGTTATACATATCTGGAATTAATGTAGCACTACTAATAAATATATTATTATCAATCATAAAGCATTATTTTGTTTAGGAAGATTATTTCGATATAGTTTAATAGCTTCGTCAGGATGATTAAAACAAATTGCAAGAATTTTATTGAAACAATTAAGTCTTCGATTTGTTGCAATTTCATCAACAGTTTTACCTTTCATTGCAAAAGGTGTTCTGTCAATAGTTTTTTCACCATTTTCATAAGCACTACTTGTATGACCAAATTTGAATTTATAATAGACACTTTGTGGTATTCGACCTTTGACTTTATGATATACAGCTTTTATACACCAGTCATAATCATAATATATGAAATAAGGAATACCATTTGGATTATCAGCAGTTCGTATATTAATACCTTGTTCTAATAATTTCTTTTTTAAGTCTTTTGTAGCACCCCAATCGACAACACTACATACATCACCGGGCATTGTCTTTTTATAGTAAACATAAACGTAACCTACGGAACTACCAAAAGAATAATTATTACCTTTACATAGTAAATTAGCTATCTCATTATTAACTTCATCTTGCATATAAGTATACATTTCAGAAGGTAATTCTTTAAGAGCAGCAAGAGTTTCTATATCATCATCAAGTTTATCAAGACGTTCATAAACTAAGTAATTATAACTACGAATATAACTCATTAGTTTAGTACCAAGTAGAGCATCTTGTTTTTTATTAAAATAAATCTTACTACGATTATCAATATCGAATACTACTGAAACATCAACACCGGCTTCTTGATATTTAGCAAGATTATCTTTGATATTATAAATACAATCGTTGCGTCGTTCATAAGCAAGATGTAATTGTTTAATTAAAGAATTAAGTTGTATTTGAACTTCTTTAACGAAATCTCTCCAATAATATTCGTTATCAACCATAATGATAGAAACATGATGTTAATCTTGACCATTACCACGTTGAGCAATAGTAGGATTATTATTATTTGTTTTAATATCCAAATCTTGAGGATAAATACCAAATTCAGTTTTAAGTATTTCTTGAATTATACCTTCAAGCATATCATTAGGTAAAGGTAATTCAATATCTTGACCATCTTCATTCTTAAAGAACGAAAGAACTTCATCAGGATTTTCAAATATACCTGTAATCATTACTTCATTAATTGGTCGTCTATCATCAATATCTTTTGTACCAACTTTTTCAGCAATAATTATATGACCGTTTAATATAATATAAGCTCGTGGATACCCGGTGGGAGAGCAGGTTGGACGCCCACTTTGACGTAGTTTAAGAGATGTAATAGAACTTTCATACATATATCCATTACCAACAGTATCACCTACAAACGCAAAAGGCGCATCACTTTGTATGCGCACGGGTGTAGGAACTTTGTACTTTGTTCCTAACAATCTAATTTTATTAGCAACTCGATATTCAGTAGGAAGAATATCACTATATTTCAACTCTTCAACAGGAGCAACAAAGGTAAGTTTAAGAATATCATCTATTCCATTTTTCTCAACGCTTTGTCGAATACGATTTGCAAACATAGTTTTAATCATATCTTTAACACGTTCTTTAAGTTCGTGATTATTAGGTTGATTAACCATGTTTGTAATACGAGCTGCATATTGATTAAGTGTTCCCATATCTTACTTATTTAGATTCAAAAGATTAGCAATAGTATTTTGTTTTTTCCAAATATATTTTTCATCATCAGGATTAAATCCTTCTACGATATTATATTCAAGAGAAATAAAACCAATAGGTGTTTCTTTAATAGGGTCTTTAATAAGAAAAGTATAAGCAGACTTCATACCTCTATTTTCAAGTTCATCTTTATAACATCTATCTTGAAACTTATATTTACTAACATCATTACAATAATGACGATTTCTAACAAGAAGATTATGAAATAAATAAGGAAAATTATTAACAAGAACATCCTTAAAAGATTTCTTATAAGATACTACACAACAATCATAATCTTCACCAACAACAGTGTATTTATCCATTTCTACACCATTAATGAAATGACCGCCATTATGAAAATAAGCAATATAAACAGCATTAGCATGAATAGTATCTCGAATAGAAGCACATATCTTATCAAGTTCTATATAACAATTACTTTTTTCAATAGTAAGTTTTTGTTCTTTACGTTTAGGAAATAACCATTCTTTTAGATAAATACCAGCAATCGTACTTATGGATGTTATTATAGCTACTATAATAGCTGTATAATCGAACATAGATAGGCGTATAAGAGGATTAATATTAATAGGTATATTATATTGGGCTACTAACAAATATACGTTAAAATAGTCGATTTCCCACCATATTCACTATAAAAAAGAGGTGCTACATTAGTAACACCTCTCACCATTTCAATTCAATCTTTAACAATATAAATTGTTATATTACTAACAATTTATTTCTTTACTTTCTTACCAGTGGTCTTTTTACCACCTTTCTTTCCACCACATGCCATAGTAGTAATCATCTTAATTAATTAATGATTTTGTTTATAATCAACACCAATCTTTTTTAGAATCGGTTTGAATATCCAACTCCAAGCAACTGGTGCAAGAATAGCAGAATTAATAAGAATTGTAGTATTTTCATATCCACCTGCTATATATCCTGCGGCAATAACAAAACAACTAATTAACATAACCAATCGTTTAGTCCATGTGCCAACAGATTTATCACCATTAATATCATCTATTGCTTTAATAAGTATATATGTTAAAACATTCACACAAAGCATAAATGATAAATCGAAATGAGTACTGAATAACTCAACGAAATGTCCTACAAGTTGTTCCATTTACCATTCATCAATTTCATCGACCACCATATTTCTTATTTGGAATATATTTTAAGAAACTAAAAGGAAACAATTTCTTTCTAAAATCTTTATCAAATTCTAAACTTCTTGCTTCACCTTCAAAACAAATATCTTTATAAGCTCGATTATAAGGAGGTAATATGATTTCAATTATCCAACTAACAACATAAGCTAATAAAGGAAATATTGCAGTACCAAGTAACCACCACCAAGAAACATTTGTAGTAAGACTTAATATGATACTAACCAAAAAACTTGTAGCAAAAAGAGTAATTTGCTGATAACTATGAACAGTTTCATGTCGTTCAACAGTTTCAGTAATTTTATCTTCATATTCAGTTCGTATAATTAACCACCATAATATTGTCATACATAAATACCCTTTGAACGGTAGGAATTTACAATAGACTTTAATCATGATTTTATCTTAATTGAATTTGTTTATAACAATTAACGTATATAGTATTCATAAAATTTTCAATAACTCCGCTATCATCAATAACTAAACCATCTTCATAACCTTGTAACTCCATTATCTTTGCCCATTCAGATTTTACTGTCATATGATTATAAACAGTTCTTTGTAAAATAGCCATATCACCTGAATAATTATTATCTTCAACATCTCTTAATTTAATAAGACTATGAATACAAATTGGTACTATAGAATCAATATCCCCCATACCCATAATGCAATTAAATACATAATTGGTATAACCAATATCACTATACATAATTGTTACAATGGAAGGTTTCTTTACTTCTTCTTCTTTAGGTACTAAATCATAATATGTAATCTTAAGCGCAGTAAATCTTCGAATGATAACATCCAAACTTGCAGTGAGATAATCCAAATTATCATCTGTCATACTTTTAAGTAAGGTGACATTCGGAACAGCATACTTAATATCAGCATTTACAGAATTAGTTAAATTATTTACAGTACTAAATATGATAAATACTGGAACTGGTTTTGTACCATTTTTAATATCATTATTAAAAAATAAATGAAGACTAACAGATAATTGAGACATATATATACCATGTAAACTTCTATAATTCTTTATAGAAAGTTTAATGTTATTTTCATCACTATTTATATTCAAACTACCATCAGGTGAACCAATAATATTAAATATAGAATCTATAAGATTACCGAATTGAGCTTGTGTAGGTATTTTACCTGTTTCAAAATATGCTTTGAGAGCTGCTTTATTTATTTCAGCCATAATTTAAACAAATTTAGTTAGAAATTTCTTAATACTTGCAAATATACTTACATCTTCATCAGATGCAGTTTCAGAGGTTTCATTAATAGACATAGGTTCAACACTTCTTGTATTACCACCTACTCTAAAAATAGGATGACTTGTTCCATCACCTTGTATCTGCATATACCCAATACCATCCGGGCCAGCTGCTTGTGACACACTTACAGACTTTGAAGTAGCACCAGAATAACTTGCAGTTACAGTAGCAGTTTTTGCTCCAATAGGATTATTAGCTGCTGTTAATTTATTACCACTTAATGTAAAACCTCCCGGATTAGTTGTTAAAGCTAATGTAGGAGTTGCACTTTCAGTTGTTGCTGTTCCAGTTGAACCTGATGTATAAATAGGAGTTTTAGAACGAGTACAACTTGAAGTAATAGTAGAAGTACCACCTGATGCAGCAATAGTTGTAGGATTTGCCGAAATAGCAATATTCCAACTACCGTAATTATAAGATTCAATTTTGTTAGCCGCTTGATAAATATATATTGTTCCACTTGCAGATTTACCATTAGCCGACCAAGTAACAGCTTGACTTTTAACAGTGGTTTGAGCTGAAACAGTTGTACCCTTCGAAGAAGCAGTAGCAGTAATAGAAGCTACATTCGGAACAACATTAGCAGTTCCACTTGAAGCAGCTTCAGTAGTAACATCTTTTGTAGCACCAGATGTATATTCATAAGTAGTAATAGTAGCAGATTTATTCCAACTTTGAGTTCCATTTCCAGCAGTAGCAGTAGCAGAACCACCACTTGCAGGAATCGTAGCATTCGTAATTGTACCAGCTGTTATATTACCATATGTATAAACACCACCAGAAGTAGATTTAACAGTTTTACTGTTTACTATACTCTTAGAAGCAGTAGCTGACTTAGAACTATCTCCGTTATTTACAGCTTTTATAGTAACAGTATCAGTAGTTTCATTAGTTCCCATACTACTATGAGTAATCGTATTTCCAGATAAACTGAATCTACTATTACCGTTAGCAGTCATAGAAATTGATAAACTACCACCAACGCTTCGTGTTTGATTCGGGCCAATAGCACCCGAACTATACAAAGCATTATAAGTTTCAGTATCAGTAACAGAAGCACTTACAGTCGCAGAACCACCAGCTGCTGTCAAACCACTACCAATACTTATAGTAGGAGTTCCGTAAGCAGTAATTCGAGGATTGTAATTACTGTTAGTTACTTTATTTTCAGCTTGATAAATATTAACAGTTTTATTGGCAGTTGCACCACCTTCACCAGTATAAGTTACAGTAACTTGTCCAACCTTAGTTCTTGCCTTAACTGTGGTTCCAAGAGAAGAAACTGTAATTTCACTTGTTTTTGAATAAGTAACTGTACCAGCACGAGTCGAACCAGATGTATAACTAATTGTTTGCGACATATTAGAAATACTGGTCGAAGAAGTTCCACCACTTGCAGGAATATCAGATGCTAAAACAGAACCACCTGTTAAAGCACCATAAGAAGCCTCATTGGCTTCTTGATAAATAGTAATAGTTGATGATACTGTTTGACCATCAAATGTATTTGAATATTTACCAGTTACAACAATACTTCTCCTACTACCAACAGTTATAGTTCGATTGCTTGCAGTAACCTTAGTACCAGATATAGAAAATCCAGTAGCACTTCCTGATAGAACTGGAATAACATTATCTGTACTAACTAAATTACCATTACGATACGTTTTAAGTACAGCTGTAATATTTGCAGTTCCACCTTTTGCGGCAATTTCAGTATTATCACTACTTAATATTAAATCATATGTATAAACAGATGCTTCTTGTTCAACAGTAAGAATAACTTGTTTACTGGAATCTTTTTTACACTTTCCAATAAACTGCATACTTCTCTTAGAAGTACCTTTTTGAACAGGTGATGAAATTTTAACAGTCTGATTTCCTTGAAAAGAGGGAGATTCAATACTAATTGAATCTCCACTCCCGTCATTCCATTTATTAGTGATAACACTCATAAATGATTAATTAATTTATTCAGCAGGTTCGAATGTCCATTCGTCATTCGACAGAACACTCAGAGTCTGCTCACCACCACCCTTCGGAATAGTAACAGTTGCGGTAGTTGTATCCTGCGAATTGAGATACAGATAGCTGTCACCAAGAGCCTGAGTAATAGTAATAGTTTTAACAACAGTCGAACCCTCACCCTTGATTTCAAGAGTTGCACTTCGAGGCTTAATAGTTTCATTCTTCGGAACTACAATAGTTACATCATAAGTATATTCTCCAGTAGCACCGGGGTCACCAGTAATAGCAGTACCAGACGTAGCAGTTGTACTACCATTAACTTTATAAGAGGTTACAGCAGGAAGACCAAAATTAGTTTTCCATGTAAACGTGAGAATCTTCGAGTTTGACTTACCAGTTACATGAATGGTTTCACCACCCTTTACAGGACTGATAATCAAACCATCAGGAGTAATGTATTCAGCAGCTGCTGTTTCAACAACAGTTACAGTAACACTATTCGACTTTCCAACAATTTTACCGGAAATTTTAGTAGTACGATTAGAACGACCTTTGTAAGGAGTCGTAGAATTAATCTTAATCTGTTCATTTCCAGTACCAGTTTTAGGAACCCATGATAAATAACTTGGAATAGTTGCCATTTGTTTTTTTTTTGGTCTATTAACTATAATAACAAACTAATTACCAAATTCCCATTCAGCTGTATCACTTGCGAAAACAGTTATGGTATCATGATAATTATTATCTTTATTTAGAATAACAAGAGTTTTATCAACAGCTAATTCTACAACAGGTTCATCTATTGGCCAAACTTTTTTACCATTAAGCCACATATCAAGAACCTGCCGACGATTACCATTAAGCATTACGACAGCTTCCGTAGCTCGTTCAAGAAGATTAAGTTGTGCCATAGTTGTAGATTAATATTAACCTTGTAGTGTTTCAAGAGCAGTCACACGACTTTCCAAAGAAGTATAATTACTCTCTAATGTACTTACTTTACCACTTAAAGTAGTAACAGTTTCTTGTAATGTATTAACAGTACCTTCAAGAGTTTCTACTTTTGTTTGTAATTCTTGAACAGTTGAAGATTCAGCCTTAGTGGCTAAACCTTCAACTACAAAAGTAATTAACTTCTGAAAAGCACCAGTTTTCGGAGGCCAGTTTAAGGCACAAAATACTTTACGAATTACTGATTCTTTCATATTATTAAACCGTTAATTAGATTCGACATCACCAACCCTAAATATAGGATGTTCAATACCATTACCTTCTATTTGCATATAGTCAATACCATCATTTTCAAATACTGGTTCAGGTACTAATTCAATAGTTGTAACACTATGATTTGCAAGATTATCATAACTTTGATTGTATTCAACGTAACCATTACGTCTAACCAAAATTACAACCTTTGAATCATAAGTACCACTAATATGAGCTATACCTTGATAATCAGTAACGATAGTTTTAACAGAAGAACTAAACCAACAACTAATACCTGTGGTAATAGGAGCTTTAGTAATAGAATCTACAAATTTAAGAGCTATATAATCTTGACCTTCTTTCGGATGTAAATCAATATAATTGACAACAGCTTCAGAAGGTTTAGCTGCAATAAACAATGCAGGTTCAGTAGCTTCATAACGAGTATCACCTAAAGTCTTATAATTACGTTCGAAACCAATCGGATTAGCTTCACTAACATAACCATCTTCTGATGAATCACAGTTACCTATTATTTTACCAGTTTCATCATAAATGGTATTACTAATCATGCAACCAGTTAAAGCATCCCGTGTACGAACTTTAATAAGGCCGTTATTATTACGAAGACATAATATCTCAACTGTTTTATCAGTATCAAATACTACTTCTTCACTACCAATATTATACCAATCAGAAGATAACGGTAAAGCATAATAAGTTATAACACTATCTTTATTCTTTGTGATTACCAAAGGTTCATCAGGTCTGGTTGTACCAACAGTAGTTCCAGTACTTGATATTTCTTTAATATCAGCAGCTAAATAAAGTTTATTACTATCATAAATTTCATAAGCCTTGATGGTTACAGAAACCTCTTCGGGTTCAGGCGGTAACTCTTCAAGTACAATAGTAACACTATGTTCACCAGTAGAATTAATCGTACCAGTTCCAGTGTTAGTTATATAACCAGTTTTAGAAGCTCGGAAATCAACACTTGTTCCAACTGGAGCTGTAACAGCCTCAGATTTACCAGCAGTCGATTCATCATTATTGAGAGGTTTCCAATCACTTTCAATACTGAGTTTATACTCAAACGTAACACTGTCTAAAGCAGTAGATTCAGTATTTACAGCAGTTGCATAGATAGTACCAGATTGAACTGGAACTTTATCCATTTCAACAGTAACTTCTGCGGTAGGAATTGCATAAGTTACCAGTTGTTCAACCTCTATATAACCCGACGAAACAAACCTTAAAATTCGGCTCGTATTGATATCTCCGGTGAGTTGTAGCGGCGTATCTTTTGTTACTTGACCTAATATACCACCCGTGTCCTTATCATAGACGTATGCGGCTATTTTGGCCTTTGTTTCGCTATCGACCACCGTAAGACTTACAGCACCTTGTTCAACTGGTAAAGCTGTAAGAGTAATATCACGAATTATATTCTCATCCAACGTAATACGCTCTTCATAAGTTTCATATCCACTTGCACCAACCTGAATTAAAATATCACGCGGGTCATAAGTTTCATATGTAAGAGTACCAGTACCTTGAGCAATAATTACATTAGAAGGTTTATCAGTAAATACAATTAAAGCATTATCAGGAGTTGCATTTACAGTTAATGTCTTTTTAGTCTTAGGTGTAAGAACAACATTAATTGTCGTATCTTCAACACCTACATCGACATAAACATCTTTTGTAATGTAATTCTCTTTTTCTACAATATAATGTAAACGACTTTGAATTAAACATTCAAGACTTGCACTGCCAACACCTGCCGATTCTTTACCTTCCGAATTAATCATTCGTATAGTAGAATCAACCGGAACAGCTTCAATCTTAATTGTTATATAATCTTCTTCATTTCGAGGAATACGAATCCAAAGTGTACCATCTTCAAACGTAGTAGGAATTTCACTTGTAACTTCAATTTGATTAATACTGTTGCTACGAACATGATTATTATGTTCTACAACAATACCATAAATCTCATTAATAGCATCTACAATACGTTTATTATCAGTAACAAGTTCTTCAGAAGTTTTATCTTGCTTATTAATAAGCAAACCTTGAAGCTCTTGAGCTTTTTGTTTTAATTTCTCAATATCACTTGCAGCTGTTGGTAAACCAACTTGTGCGGCAGTAACTCTATGAGGATTATCATAATTACGAATATGAGCGTTGAAATTATCTTTGTCATTCTCGTAATCTTCTTTATCAAGTTTCTTGTTTATAGCAGCCCAAACATCTTGAAACTTCTTATTAACTTCTGCAACATGATTGTTAATCCAAACATTCAACTGTTTGAACCAACCTTTAACCCTATTTTCAAGAGCATCAATATACTCTTTTTGAGGTCGAGATACAGGTTTATCCATATCGGCAGTGTTATCAACATTGCCAAGACCAACTTGTTCTTTTGTTACCTCATGAGGATTAAACTTATTATTAATATGTTCAAATAAAAGTTTTGTAAGTTGTTCAACAGGATTTAAGTCCTCAGCTGTAAGCTCACGAACATATACTTGAACATCAAGAATCTCATTAACAGCATCATTAAAATCAAAATTGGTCTTTACATTCGTTCGATAAATCCACCAAGATTTACCCTCGTGAACATAAATACCAGTAAGAGTGAATATCTGATTACTTATGATACCTTGTACTGTAATTGTATGTATAGAACGAACAATAGGTACAAGTATATAAAGATATTGTTGAGTTGATTTAACCCACGGAACTTTATATTCATAATGTCCTACATCAATATTTCGAGATTCAAACTCGGTAATCTTTGCAGAACTAATATCAGATTTTTCAGTTAGCTTAAATAGAGCACTATTATCGTAAGCAGTTACATTAGTTAAGTCTATTTCAATCCTCTCCTTTGTCCTATATAAATATAGGTGGCCGTTCTTTCGATAGTACATATATAATGTAGGAACTGTTTTAACACCAGCACCTTCACCATCTACTGTACCAATATATTCTCCGGTTTGACCATTATAAACACTCGGATATACACCATCTTCAAGCACACCGAGCGCTACAACATTTCGAAGATTAATTACTGCCATACCAAGAACAATAACGAAATAAATACTCCAACTACAAAGTTAATAATAATAGGATGAATTTTAAGACCAGTTATTGCTTTCTTTCTTGCAGCTTGAATACCACAAGTAATGATTTGATAAGCTAATGTAATCCATAAACTCATAAACCAAGTAGCAACAGTAGCCTTAAATAAAATACCTACGACAGTAGCAATGACGAAACCAATAATAATATCGTCTTTATGTTCTGAATAATAACCACTTAAAAAAGTAGTTATTTTATTCCATATTTTCTTTATCATAATACTAATCGTATTTATTGTTATATGACGATTAATAATAATAATGGTGCAACTTGTATGGCTCGGCCTGCGGCCTCGCTCCCCGGTGGGGCAGGAGGTTGCACGCCCACTTGTCACATAACATTAGCATCATTAAGAGAATAACTCCTAACACCACAATTAATAGTATTAGGAGTTATCCTTGTGGTTACATTTTTAACAAATCAATTTCTTACTTAATAAGTGCCAATACCGTTTCGAGTGCAGTAATTGCAGTACTCTTGGTATTGTCAATAGCAATAAATTGAGTAACCTGTAAACCCTCTGTATGTAAATTAAAGGGATGTGTGAAATCAGCACGAGAAGTAATTACATAAGTGTCATACATAACACCCTCGGTAGCTGTAAAAATATCACCATAAACACGGTCATATTCCTTGAAATTAGGATTATAACCTACACCGGCAACATCTGCTTCTTTCTCAAGTTTAGCAACTTGGTCATAAGTACCAACCGGAGTTTGATTCTCAGTACCCTCTTCAAGCGTAGCACGAAGAATACCATCAAACGTCACATAATACTCAAAACCTGCGGCGCCAGTGAACGTAACACTTGCTTCGGTAAAATCATCAATCGTGATGCTATCAGCACCAAAACGAGCATTAATCTTAGTCAAAGTCTTTTCAACCTCAACTTTCAGACGAGCAATAATATCTGCACTTGCTTCGTCAATTCCGTTAATAGTTACACTGGCATTGTAAACTTCCAGAGGATAACCACCAAAAGAATTAATAGGCTTGCACGAGATAATAACCTCAGCATCGAAACCTTGATAACCAATACCACGATTAGCTACAAGATTCGTAAACTTATAAGTTTTACCAGCAGGAGCAAGATACTTTTCTTTATGTTGCTTCGACCACTTAGGATTAATCCAAACGCCGCGTTTAACCTTGCCATCACCAAGACCAAGAACAAACTGCAACATTTCGTCATCCTTGACATCCGAAGCAGCTGCAACTACTTTACCAGCCGAATTAAGAAGAACAGCTTGTCCGCGAGTCAGCTTGCTAACATCATTATTAGCAAGTGTTGTCAGAAAATCATTTGCGACAATTACACTTTTCATTTTCTATTCTAAATTTGATTGTTGTTTAACAGCACTAAAACTGTCATCTTTAAGAACAAGAAGAATATCGCTAACTACACTATCTATGAAATCAGGTGTAACTTCCATATCTGACATTTGGTTAATATCAATATTAAAAAGACGTGGCTTCTTAATATATGAAATCTTAACCGCATCAACACAAAAATCATCACCATAATAAACAAACAGCCTATCATCAACAAGTTCACTTATTGGATTAAGATGTCTATTTTTATTACCATAGAAGTTGTTTAGAGTAGCTCGAATATTTTCGGTAGCAATTAAATCATTTTCAGAAAACTTATTTCCTACATTTACGAACTCGTCATAAGTAGTATTATAAGTAATAACAGGAATGTCTGTATCATTAACTTTTAATGCAATTTCATCTTTTGCATTAGAAGTAATAATAATACAATCTTTATAATAACGACCAATCAGATTCTCCCAATAAACATTATATTCATTAGAAAGAGCTTGACGTAATCTATCACAAGTCAAACCTGCGATTTCATACAAATCAATCTTATCTGAATCACTATCATAAAGAGAAAGAATATCTGAAATATCAATCTCATTCCCATTAACAATAATTTGTCCATTAAATTCATCACCAGTTAAAGCGATTTTAGACAAATCAATTAGATGATAATATAAATTCTTAACTTCATCATCAGGATAAACTTCATGTAAATTCTCAACAAGTCGAGCTTTACCATAAGTTAATCGAGAAGTAGAAGAAATAAGTTTTAGATAATCACCCGGAAGAATAACGAAAGCTCTATTTGGATAATCCGTATCTTGCTTATCACGTTTAAGTTTAAGCCACGGTGTTTCACGCTTTAATGATTGAATATCATCTACACGTTTTTTACTATCTTCAAGACCTTCGCCTTTATAATTAGTTTTCCTATTTGATTTAGTTTGTATATATTTAACGGCAGCTCGATTCAGCATCATATCAATAAACTGAGGAGCAATACTCCGATGTCTATTAGATGTTATCTGCTGTATTCGTTGCTCTATTTCGATGTGTAACTCTTTTACCGTTTCATACATGACTAACCTTTCAAACTACGATACTTCGCGTTCCACTCGGCAACAATACCTTTGTTGTTATCATTCGAGAAATACGAGATAGCATCATTAATATTATTACCAATAACATTTTCCGGATTAGAAGCATCGACAATGATAGAACTATTCGGAAGCTGTCGAATAATATTCATCCAAAGATAAATAGTAATTTTAGCTTTCATCCCCAGATGTTTATCATCAACAATACTAATAAACTTCTGCGGGTCACTGTCAATAAGTTCAAGAAGAACAGATTGCTTATCATCGGCAGTCATTGCCATAAATTCTGAATAATCACCTACGCTACCTGTCGATACAACAACGTTGTCAATAAGTGCGCTATTCGGATTATTAATAAGTTCTGTATATTTCTTGAGAGCATCAGTGCGAAGTTTCGTCCGAGCAGCTTTGAGTGCTTTACGCTCACTATCCGAAGTAAGATAAAATTGAATATTGACGCTCTTATTAATGTCTTCAACCTTATTAGCAACTTTGCTACTTAAAAGGCAATATCTCCAACTAATATAATCGGGAATATTAACAAAAGTAACATACTTATAAAGTTCCGTTTCATCAAGTTCCTTAATCCGTTTCAGAACAATAGCTTCAAGTTCTGAACCAGTTTCATTCTTAATCTTATCAGCTTTTTTAAGTTTACCGATAAGTTCGTCGATATTACTTTTCAGAGCAGGATTACCTAAATCTAAAACGTAAGAAGTATCGAACTCTAAGCCATGAACAGGAATCTCAAGAAGAAAATCATTTAAGTATGTAGTGATTCGTTCTTGCCAAGAACTATCAATAGGAGATACACCAACAACAGTAGGAAGAAGAACTCGCATTTCCTCACTACGGCTCAGCAGTTCATTAACAGGACGAATAGCAGAACCAAGACGAAGAAAGTCAGTTTTGAAAGCATCTTTATTCCGAAGTTCAAAAGAAGAAGGATTGTTCCTCCATTCAATACGAACTGAACGATTAACTTTAATCATATTTTTAACATTTTAAGTTATTCAATCTTTTATATGTTAATGAGTAGTAATAACCTTTCGATTATTACTACTCAAATTGGGTGTTTAGTTCAGAGCTAAATCAAGCCAGAACGAAGTAGTAGGATTATCAATATTGATACCCTGCGAACCAAGAACTTCATAAGAAGCAATATCCTTCGTATCCGACAGTTGAGTACCACTTGCAAGTCCCCACGAAGCAGGCAGTTCAGCCATACCTTTATAGACACCTACTTTATACTCACGACCCTCTTCACAAACAAACTTAATATTACGCTCACCATTCGAACCCATAGTATGGTCAAGGAATACAGCACTATAAGAAGTAATAGGCAGACCTTGATACATATTACCGGCTTCACGGTCACGACGAGCACGAATACCGTGGTCGAACATATCAACAATCTTAACAGTAAGAATCTTACCATTAAACATCTTATAACGGTTAAAATACTTACCATAAGACATCATTTCACCATCGCTCTTAATCTCGTTATCACCAAGAGTTACAAAGTAATTCTTAAGACGAGCATCATAGTAAATAGCATCATTGAACATTCGTGCAAAACCTTTACCGCAATAAAGAACAAGTTCCTCAACGGTAGAATCAATACGATTGTCAAAGATACGAGTAATGATACGGTCGAAACGATTAAGTGTCAGAACAGAATACGTTTCATAATTACCAACGGCTTTGAGAATATCAAGAACACCAGCACCACGAGGAATTGCCTCACCAGTCTTTTCATCTTTTAAGTGGATAATACCATTCGAATCGCGGTTGTACTCCGAGAACCATAAGTCCTCTTCGAGCATCTCGCGTCGCATGATTTCCCACATCTTCATCTCATAAGGCATCCAAAGACTACGCTCACCACCTGATGCAGTATCAAAGGCAATATTAACAACCTTATTACCCATGTTACCAGCAATCTCTTTCGAGAAACGGTAGTAACCATACTGGTTAGTTGCCTTGCTGAACGACTGGTTATTCGAGCGGTTTCCGTCAGACTTGCTACCCGGAATAGTCGAAGCACCTAATGCCCAAATAGCACCACTAATGAAGTCTTTTGCAACAGCATCAGCCGAGATAGGAGCACCCGACATATTGGTAAAACGATAAACATATCCACCAGTCGAAGTAGCAATACCCTCATTCTGAATACGCCATTGCATACCCGAAGGAGCAATAGCCGTGTGCTGATAAATAAACCAATTATCCTCCATTTCAACCTCAACAGTTCCATAAGGCTGAATAGCAGCTTTATCAGATACCAGCTTTTTCAGACGAGAAGTAACACGCTGACGAGGAGCAATTTCCCAAGTATATTGAGTATCACCACCATTCAGCTTAACTTTTGTTGTAACAGCACCCTGACCCTCAGTAAGAGTAAGAAGAGGATACTTGTCACTATCCTTACCCCAAAGATAAGTAAGATTACGATTAAGTTTAACAGGGTCAATCAAATCAAAATTCAGAAGCATATTAGCATCTGTATATTGATTCGAGTCAAATTTTACAGTTCCAATTTCACGCATTGTAAATTAGATTTTTGGTTAAGTTATTATTATAAGGCAAGAACATTTGCTTTATTTAATAGGTAAAACAATTTTATCATCCTTTGCAGTCTTTTGAACTATAGGATTACCATTGTTTTTACCAGTCTTACTTGCTAATGAACGAAGACGTTTAACTTCTTTTTTAGCAAGTTCAGCTTTAATCAGTTGGTCAACTCCACCATCAAGATTCATAATAAATCGCATAGCCAATTCAGCAGGATTAGAAAGACGATTAATCTCATCAATCTGTGCTTGACTATAAACCATTCCATTAATCTCTTGAACAGGACGAGAGAAATAATCAAATAACTCTTGACGAGAAACAAGTTTCTCACCATCAGTTGTCTTAATTCTCAGACCTTCTTTCGGAAGAGCGTATTCTCCAATCTGACCTTTAACAACAATTAAATCATAAAGACTACCCGGTGCATTATGAACTTTGACAGTACCGTCATCTTCATAAGAAACACCAAAGTATTTAATTTCTTTTTCAAGTTCAGCCTGCATTTCTTTGGCCTCACGTTCACGAATTGCTTTAATCTCACTCTCTTGAGTTTTACGCAACCAGTTAAGACTTTCAGTTGCATCATCTTTAAGAGTATTATTTGCTTTTGCAAACTCAACAATTCGTTTGGCACGTTCCGGAGAAGTACCTTTTTGAATTTCAGCTTTATAGATTAAATCAGCAAGTAAGTTATCATCATCTTTGATTTCAACTTTACTATAATCTACATTTGCCGAATAACCTTCGATTGTACCGAACTTACTCTTATATTCAACAAGAGCTGCAATATCAGGATTATTAGCTAAAAACTCATTAAAACCTTTTGCAAAACCCTCTCGTTCACCAAGAGCTTTTACAGCAGCTTCACGTTTAGCAAAACCTTCAATCGTAGGTTCAAACTTAACAGGTTCACCTTTCTCATCTTTAATAACAATGCCACTGGCTTTTGAAATAGCTTCGATATAATCACCGTCTAATTCATTAGGCTCTTCATCAGACATTGCATCAATCTGTTCTTTTGTGAACTTAATTTCACCGTTATCATTTACGGCGTTTCCGTTATCATCAAGTGTGTAAAGAGTACCATCAATTTCTACTTGTTCTGGTTCAGTTTCTTCTTCACCATTACCAGTAGAACCACCCTTATCACCTTCTTCTTCAGCTTTCTTACGAGCAGCTTCCTCTTCAGCTTTACGTCGTTCTTCAGCTTCTTGAGCTTCTTTAGCTTCTTTAGCTTTACGTTCTTCTAATTCTTTACGAAGACGTTCTTGTTTTTGCTCCTGAGTTTCATCATCAGGTATAACAACTTTTTCAACAGCCATATTAGTATTTATTTATAGTTGAATATTATTACATGAACAAAGATATACTATATATAATATATTATCAATAATTATAGTAGTATTATCTTGCAGGTTCTCTTGCTCGCCGTCGATAATTCTCGGTCATCATTGCTTTAATTCTTTTTGTAACTTTATTCTATTAACATCAGAAGCAGTGTAACCAGATTGAGCAGCCATAGCTTCATCTTTATCTATATTACCATTTCCATTGGTATCGACTTTAAGTCGCATATTCCAAATCTCTTTTTCACCTTCTTGTTTAAGAACTTCAAGATTAATATCATGTTCTCTATCGAGAGCATTTTGTTTAGCTTCAAATTCTTGTTTAGCTGCTTCACGCTGACTAACAATTTGTTCAACTTCTGCTTGAGCTTGTTGTTGAACTTGTTGCATTTGAAGTTCATAATCTCGACGAGCTTGAATAGCTTTCTTAATATTCTTAGCAATAGAAGTAATATTATTGTTTTCAATAGCTTCAATAGCAACTTCCAGTTGGTCATTCTGACCTGCACTAAATGCAAGTTCTTTCATCATGTTCAGCTTATTCTGAACATCGGCATTATTACGAATATAAATTCCAATATTACCAGAGAAATCAGAAGAACCATCAATATCAACTACAACAACTTTATTAGTTGTCGGGTCTACATAAGAACCTCGTTTACCATCAATCCAAGCAAACTTACTGTAATCAATATTTGCAACATAATCACGTTCACGGAAGAGATTAAAACATTCAAGACTCCAAACACTTCCGGTCATTGCTTGAGAATAATTCGATTCATTAACAGCCTTACCTGCATAATCTTTAGCATCACCAAAGCGAGCATTATTCATATTAGCTGCTTCCCAAGCTTCTGCTTTCAAACCTTGTTTAAGATTATCAAGCATTTGAATATAATTCGTAATAGCACTCGTAGCTACTTCTCGAATAGATTGTAAAGCATTAGGTTGTGCATCAGAATCATCAAACGGTAAGAAACTATCTTTATTCGCAACAGCAAGACGTTCCTCGGTAGTCATGTCACTACTATCAGCGAGAATACTTTCAGGGAATAATAGCCAAGACTTAAACTTAGCTACTGCACGTTCTTGTTGTAAAGTATAAATACGATAAAGAGCAAGATAAGGTAAAACACGGAAAGGAATAGGATTACGAAGATTATCTTTATGTAAACCTACAATACCATTATAGGGTAATTTACAATCACTATAATTGTTAAATCTTTCACGTTGAACTTCGATAGGTCGCGGCTTAATATAAATACCACTATGACAACCACCTATACGCCAACCTTCCCAAACTTGATTTATCCATTCCCATTCAATTTCAATATCACCAGCAGAAGCATCAAATTCATAATTTTCGTCTACAACACTTTCAACGATATTTCCTAATAAATCTCGATGTTTAAGAATACCTTGTTTAATTTCAGTTTTCCAAACATAATGATAAATATCAATTTCTTTACCATATAATCGAGCTTCACTACGAAGTGCTTCTGCGTTAGTATGTAATATAGCTTTACGTTCAGCAAAATCTGTTTTATTGAAGATTTGAACTATACCATCAGGAGCATCATATTTAGGAGATACAGTATAAATATCTTTAAGATAATTCATTTCTGCATCTGTAAGTTCATCACGAAATCTATCAATAATTTGAGGAATAGTCATTCGATAAACACGAAGTCCTGCATCATCATCTTCAATATATCGTTGACCACTTTCAATACGATAATATTCGAGAGGAGATATTACTTGAAGATAAACATCACCTTTATAAACTTCTCGATAAGTATAAACCTCTTCACAAGCCCACCAATAGAAATAACATTGTTGATACTTGTCTTTCGCTTCAACGATAGTATTAATAAGTTCAAGACGTTTTTGAGTTGTAATAGTTACATCATCAATCCAATCGTTAAGAACTTCCTCAATAATATCATTAAGTTCGCCTTGCTTAATTGTCTTTTGACCAGTATTAAATCCTGCTTCATTAAGACGATTAATAATTTCTTGATTACAATAAGCCATTACTTTATCAGCAAGAACTTTATTGCGAGCAAGAGTTACAGAAGGGTCATTATTAAATACTTGATAATTAGAGAACATATTAATAAATTCTCCCATATATCGTTCTTTAATAGGAGTGAGAAAATCTACATCACGTATCTCACCATACATGACAGCTTTCTCACCAACCTTATCAATATAATTCCGAAGAACATATTCATAAATCTTAGGGTCTACTAAACCATTAGCAGCATCGAGAAATTTCTGTGTAACAGTTTTATCATTCTGACCAATAGCAAGATTAATCCAATAATTACAATTAGGAATGTACCAAGCTTTCGTTTGTTTTGTAGCAGTACTTGCACGCTGGTCAGGCATAACAAGTGGAGTTGCTCTTAAATCACGTTCACTCATTTTAGGAATCTATTAACTTTACGACCAGTGTTATTAGTTTTACTTTTCGAGTTAGCTTCTCGTTCAAGTAAAAGAGAATCTTTACGAAATTCAAACATTGCAACGATAGCCGAACTTAATCGGTCTGCATTACGTCCAAATATAAATCTATCCAACTCTAATAAGAAACTTATATCATAAATTTGATTAAATCTATATATTGGTGTATCGTCGGACGTTTTTCCGACAATTTCGTATAAGAAATCCCGCACCATGCGCATACCCTCTAACTTAATATCGCCATCACCAATTACAATACCATAACCTGTAATACGAGGGCCATCAACACTACGATTAATATAACTACTTGGGTCTTTCAATAACTTATCTCTATAACCCCATTTCTTGAAATTAGTAACAAGTTCACCAGTACCAGCCTCATAAAGAACTTTACAATTCCAACGTAAACAAGCATAAAGAACAAGTTTATCGACAGCTTCCATAGTATCAAGACGACCACAATAAGAAGCAACAAGTCGTTTACCCATGTAAGGAGTTTTACTGTTAGTACGCATCCACACTTGAAAACTTGCAAGTGAATTTTTTGTACTAACTTCTTCTTTATTTTTATCTACACGATATGGGTCATAAGAAATAAAATAAAGACTACCATCATTCGGAATAGGAGAATAAAACTCTCTTATACAACCATGAACATCAGTTTTTGAATTATGAGGTACATCAGTTATATACTCATGGAATCTATCGGAACCAAATATAGCTCGTTCAATACATTCCTGTTTAGTAACAAATCTAACACGTCCATCATCAAGTATATACCAACCATCTTCATAAAAATGATTAGACTTATCATATTTAATAGCGTTAATATGATTAGTAAGTTCCGGACTGTGAAAAATGTTCTCTTGTGTGTTCGTAAATGCCTCATTAGGACTGTTAGCACGTTGACCTACATAAATATTATATTCACCAGTATCTTTCTCTTTTTCTGCACCACGTTTCTTATCATAATCATCCTTCCAAGAAGCAAACAGTAAAGAATTACCATCTTCTATAAAAGGTTCATAATCCCATATCTGCGGAAAAAAGAAACCACAAACAGCATGTCTACTATTAGCATCCCAGATATTTTCCATAGGAAGCATATCATTCTTTCCGGGATTATAAAAACAATTACTGAAAGCTTCCCAGTTAGCACCTTTTGTACCACCCGTACCATATACACGAATAGTACCAATTCGCATTGCACCTGATTCACTATTAGACATCATAACGTCTAACGCCTTTTGAAGATTAGGACAGTTATGAGTAATAGTAAAATCTTCTAATAATACAAGATTATCACCATCTACTTCAAATCCATAATATCTACCTCGACCAATAGGTTTAATATCAAATCGAGTTTCCAATACATTCTTTTGTAATGAAATATAATTTTCTGCTTTTTTACGATTTATTTTAGTAGGAATTAAATGACAACCAGATAAAATAAAAATTCTATAATAAGTAACACCTCTTATAATCTTTTCTGAAACAGTGGTTTTCAATCCAAGACTTCTACAAATATAAACAATATCATAAACAATTACAGGGTCTTTTTGAGCTATTTCAAAATTATGTTTTTTAGAATCATAAGAACCATCAGTGTCAATAATACCAGCTAAAAATTCTAATCTACTTTGTTTATCAGTATAAATGTACTCTTTTGGAATATATTTATTATGAAGAACTCCCATATTAAAAAGTTCTTGTCTAAACCAATTATCCGAAGCATCTTCACATTTTACTAATGTAATTCTTTTAGCATTAGAATTAGTATCTGCAATCGAATAATCAAGATTATTATTTTTTGAATATTCTTTTAAATAATCAATTACTTCACTATCTTCATTGGTAAATCTACATGTATCTTTATCTCCATCACCAATCCATAATCCAAAAACATAAGGTTCAATTTTAACATTCTTTTTATCAAAATCAATACATGTTTTTATAAGAGCATGATTATCTTTCCAGCGAGGATGTTCTTTAATCATATTTATATAATCTGGAGCAGTCATAGTAATCGGTTTACATATATTACCATAACTTTTCCTATAAATCATATAAATGTCATGCTTACTATTTACAACATGAGATTCACCATTTAAAGGAGTAACTTCGTATAAATCATCTTCACCAGTAGTAGTAGCTAAAACAGTTCGAGGTTTACCATCAGGCCCCATAAGTTTATCACCAATGCAAATATCTTGTACAAATTTAGTACTTCCATCAGCCATTATAAAAGCAGTATTTTCACCAAAACATTTACCTGCTTCTTCAAAATCAGTTTCAATAGCTTTCTTACCTACTGCGGCACTTTCATTTTTACCAATAGCAACACTTAAAAGTTTACTACGAAATCCGAAAGCTTTTTGACCTTCTTTTGATTTCTTATATCCAAGTTCAATACCTTTATCAAAGTTCTCACTTAGATAACCTCTTCGCCAATAAGTTTTATCTTCATACCAATCGAGATTAACTTTAACCATATAAGATGTAGCACCTTTTTCAGTTAAGTAATCCATTTGGTCGGCAGCAAGTGTAACAGTTACATTCTTATTTGCGTTGATAGTATTAGCTGCTTGGCTACCACGTTTATATGAAAAACCTTTACGACGAGCTTTTGCTTTACATAAGTTACAACTATTATTAGCAATCAGCTCATCAATCTTAAAGTTCCAATAATCTCCATCCCAAAATCGAGGAAAGCCTTCAACAGTATTAACCTTAAATCTTCCCTCTTTATCTAACTGTTTACGTTCCTTTTCATTAGGAGCACGTTCGATACGACCATAATTAAGATAATTATAATGGTCGCCAGTTATACGAACTTTATGAAGTAAAGCCTTACGTTCAGCATCAGATTTAGCTGCTAAATAAGCAGGAATATCTTTAATGTATAATTTACAATATGCTTGAACACCTTTAACTCGTCTATCCATTTCACGTTGCCAAAACTTTATGGCATTAGGACTATCATCAGGTTCAAGACAATAACATCCATGTTTTTCATAAAAGTCTGCAACACGACTAAATATTTCAGTACCTACGAAAACAAAGTCTATTTTCATAAGTACACCACCACTTTCACCTATAAGAAAATCGTTATCTCTGTCAATCCAAGGTTTACCAGTAAAACGACAAATACTTGAAGATAAAGGCTTGTAACTTTCTTTATCTTCAAGTATATAATCTATAAACGGACTTCGACCAGTTTCATAACCATAACGATTGTCTTTACGATAATGTTTCTGTTTCGTTAGGAGCATTAGATGCTCTATCATTTGTTCCGTCATAGCTATCTCTATATTCAGCTCCACCACGAATTGACGTTACACCTTTTTCAATCTTATCCCACTTATCATTAAGCTCAGTAAGACTTTCAACTCGTGCAGGAATTTCATTAGCAATTTTAATAATCTGTTTAAGAGTATCTTCACAAAGAGCTAAATCTTTCATTTCAAGTTCTTTCGACATTAAATCTTCTATACCATCAGTTAATGTACGAACTAACTTACTTGAAAGATTCAAAGATTTAATAGTAGAATTAATTAAATCTTCGACAGCTGTAATATTAAGATTTGATTTTACAAATTCAATAGCAGATAAAACAACTTTATCCGGTAGATAAGATTCATCTAAACCAGCATTAGACTTAGCATAAGCATAAGCTTCTTTTTTAGTAAGTCCTGCTTTAGTTACATAACCTTTTCTATCGGATAAATATAATATAAATCTAAATTCTTTTTCTGCAAAAGATTTATCTTTACTATCATCGCGAGCATATATCTGTTGAAGTAAAGGATATTGAAGTATCTCTTCTACATCAAGAATTAGTTTGTCATTTTCTATCTTAAATCCATGTACCATATATCATCGACTTGATATAAATATTAATACAGCGTTCAAAGCAATAGAACCAGCTGCAATCCAACCATTTCTACGTTTCTTTTTTCGTTCTATTAAATATCTTTCTTGATAATTAATTAACTTACTATTGAGTGAATCAAGGCCACCAAAAGAAACAACCAAAAGACTATCACGAATAGCAATATGATAAGACTGGAAGGATATAACGCTATCTTGTACCCTTTGAATTTCACTGGCAGTAAGATAAAGTTTTTCATACTTTTCACCTTCAAGAAGTTTTATAGCTAACTTACGAGTTTCTTTCGGAGTAAAAACAATAACTGTATCGCCATCAATCTTGTATCTTTTTTGCGATATAGCGGAGAACGGAATCATCACTAATGATATTACTATCATTAAAATCACTTTCAGCTTTCTCATAAATAGTAATAGTTTTTTGTTCAATTCCTCTAAGACTATCAATAACAAATCGTTGTTCATTAATAATCTTATTATATTTCTCAATGAAACTATTAAGACTATCTCTTAAAGATTTAATAGTTTCATCATTTCTTTCGATACCTAAAAACTTACGATTATAATATCTACCAAAATAAGTAGCTCCAATACCAATCGCAAGAATCAAAACAATATAAAATATATATCGAACAGTATCTTTCATAACTTACAAATCTAAATCCATTTCATTAATAAGAACATAAGATTGAGTTCCTTTACCAATCGCCTTATCAAACAAAGGAATAATAATGTCATTCCATTGATTCACATCTTTGATAACTTGACAGCCAGCAGAATAAAGACCAATCTCATCACTTACTTTCCAGCTTGACGCCCTATGTAAATTAATACCAAACATACCAAAGTCAGTATTATCGGTAATATCAATTTTGTCATCTCGATTATTGTCACGAATTACTTGACAAGGATTAGCTTGAACAAGTGCTTTATATTGTCCTTTATGTTTACCTATTTTCCAAAGAGCTTTATGTACACCTTCTCGAAGAACTGCACAACCTTTATTATTAACAGGAGTTTCAAGATTTAGATTACTTGGGTCAGTAGTAGCTTCGAAAACCATACATTCCCATATATTAAAATCTCGTTCATAAAACATTACAATAACATCGTTATAATGTTTAGTACAAGTACTTTTAGAACGAATACCCCAGATATTAAGATTAATAGGATATTTATCATTTTTCCTAAATATAGGATATTCTAAATCTTTAGCAATTTCAATAAGTCTATTTGGTAAATCATTTACATCAATAAGTTTATTAAATAATGCGTTATATTTTGATTCCTTAGTTGCTTTCATATTTGTAATACTTTTTGTAACTTGTGTGGGCCTCGCTCCGCTCGGCCTTTCGGGTGCTCCGCACCCTCACCCGGTGGGGGAGTGGGTTGGACGCCCACTGGCGACACCATTTGTATCATCACTTATAACACTTCTATCGTCCAAACTAAATTTTATAGTTGCCCACGATAATTACTATTAAAAATCCTAATAAGATTTACTGCAAGTTTACCACGAGTATCTATATAATAAATCTTAATAGTTTTCATAGCTTAAAAAAGTGTTTTAGCAGTTTTATAAATATATTTACTTGAATAATCAGCAATCATCATTCCGACTTCATTTTTAAGATAAGGAATATCATACATTTCTACGACTTCTTCATCTTCTTCATTTTCGTCTTGAAATTGATTCTGAATAGTTCTAATATGACAGAGAATAATTCCTACATTTTTATAACCCCAACTCTCAACAAGATTAGCATAAGTAGAAAGTTGCATTGCATAGTGATTACCTATACTATCTGCGAGGTGGTCAAGTGGTGCATCAAAATATTCCTCTTTATAAATAAAATTATTGAGGTCAAGTGTACCATCAAGTTTCTTATCATAATAACCACTTTCAAATCTAATTGGAGCTTTATTAGTTTTCCAGTCTAAAATAATAAATTCATTACCACGAATTAAAAGAATATCAATAAGACCGGAAACAAGATTTTGACTATCATAAACACCAATCTCAGCGTAGATATGATAACCTTTCGTAACAAGAGCAGCAATCAGACTAAATATATCAGGATACTTTTCTCGAATACCAGTCTTAACAAAATATTCAAGATTAAGCTTACCGTATTTATGACTACCAACAATATCATCTATCGTATAGATTCTATCATTGATAAAACCATTAGCGTTCAGCTTATATCCATTACAAGTCTTAATAGCAGTTTCAAGGTAATTATGTTTCTTTGTTCCTTTATCACAAGCCTTAATAGTTTCTTGTTCCCATTCCCAAAGAATTTGTTTCTTAGTTTTACCTCTATATTTTTGATATTTTGGATGTCGAGGATTCTTACCTATACGTTCACACGCTGCGGCAATTTCTTCTTTCTTAAATTCTTGTGTATATTTACCAATAAGAGTAGTAACAGATATATAACCATTACCTAAATCATCTGTGTACTTATGTTCCTCTTCATTAAAGTACAGTATTCTACCCTTTGGCAAAATCTTTTCTGAAACGCATTTTCTTCCCATCTTCTTCGGCAGTTCTACGTCTACGACGATTAGCAATATGATAAGCAATAATCTTTGCTTTACGTTCCTCTCGACTTAAACCTTCAAGTTCCTCAGCATGAGTTTTCTTAAAGAACTTAGCTGGACTGTATTCAAATCTACCAACACGAGGAACACTGACAACTTCATCTCCTCGCATCATAGCTTTGGCAACACTATCCTTTTGTGTTCTTTCTAATAACTCTAATACTTTCGCCTTTTGGTCAGGTCTTAACTTTTCCCAAGCTGCAACACTTCGTTTATAAGAAGCAGGTCGTCGAAGAACATAAGGTTTAAGATGTTTTTCAATACGTTCATCTACGAAAGGAACTAACTTATCATAAACAAAAGGATTAAGCATAGTTTAATTATTAACGGTAGGAGATTCAATCCAAACACCTACGATAGAATATTCATCTACAAGAACAAACTCACTAAACTTAACAGTTCCAACACCAATAATAGATTTACCTTCACGGTGAACTTTCTGTTTAGCTGTAAGTGTTTGAGTATCGCCCGGCATCTGAATAAGAGTAGGAATACAACCGTTTTCCAGTTTTATTTTATCTCCAATGTTAAGACCTTTGACATTTTCGGCAACAGCCATAACAGTATAAGCTTTAGCTGGAATCTTATTAATCTCCTCGTTATTAAGAATATTAAGAGTAGATACTTCAAAATCTGCACGAAGAAGAACTTTGTTACCACGAGGACTAAATGCAATTTTTGTTTCCATAGTTTTATTTTGTTTAGGATTTACATTATTATAACTACGAGTACAAATATATAATATAATCTTATCCCATGCAAGCAAATCTAAATAAATTTCAAACTGAATTAATAAAATTATCACTATCAGAAGCAGAATTATCAATAAGTCTAATAGTAATTACAGTATTAGCGATTGCAAGACCTCACGAGTGGGCGTCCAACCTACTCTCCCACCGGGAGTACACAAGTTAAAACTAATAAAATCCCTATTAAAAGCTCTTCAAAGTTTACCATTTTTTGCATCACCAGTTTTTCTACCAAAAGAATCAATTTTGGCGACATTAGTATCTTGACCAGTTGTACTACTAAAATCACTAATTTTTGAACTAATTTTTTCGTTATTAAATTCGTTATTAATTTCGTGATTATTTGATATAGTTTCTGAATTACGAGTTGGAATTTGTATATATATTATATATTCATTATTTGTAATAATATTACTTGTAATATTATTACTATATATAGGTATATGGTCAATTAATTCAAAAATTCATTCAAAAATTACGGAAAATAATGATGCAAAAATTGTAGATTTTAGTGAAGATAGAGGTCATTTTACAGGTAATTTTACAG